CTATCTTCTTCTAGGTCTTTGTAGTTCTATCACATTAAATATTTGCCTTACTTCTGCTAAATCAATGATTCTATCCGGATACATATCATTCAAAGAATGTATTGTTATTGTATGCATCTCCACATTATGGTCAATTATTCTCTTGACCAATATCCCTTCTTGGTGTACAATTACAAAATCCCACTTTCTTATATGCAGTTTGGACTCAGCCCATAGATATGGGGCGATTTCGCGGCAGAGAAGTCTGTCCCCTTCTAAATAACTTTCTTCTGTCCCGTCATTCATGCTGTCACCTCTAACCTCAAAGGCTACATAGTTTCCTTTGGCTTCATGGTCAACAATAAAGGGGATGGTAGGAAGGGTTGCCATGTATGTTGCATCTTCAAAACCGCATAGGTATCCTGCTTGTGCGTACTGGTTTACTAATGGCACATTGATAATATAGTCTTGATTTAATGGTATTGCTTCATTATTAATAGGAGAGTTTAGTTGAGTGTTCAACATATTACCAATTCCTCGTACTAACCAGTCTTTGTTTAATTCAGGAAAGGCCTTAGAAATAAGTTCTATTTTAGGCTCTCGGATGGAGTATCCTATTTTGGAAACAAATCCGTTACCCAAGCCGCATGCATCCTCAAATTGCTTATTATTAATCTTTTTATAATTAATAAAGGATAAAACTCTGTCTTTAATCTCACTCATTTCTAATTAATAAAGGTTAAAATAGAAATAAATTCTATCAATATTAGATATTGATTAGAAATTATTTCTATATTTGCATCGTGATAACGAAGCAAAGGTACGCAACTTGCAAATAAGATGCAATAGTATAAACATATTAAAATGAAAACAAGAGATTATAAACTGGTCAGAGATGGCAAATATAACAGACACGCCATAATGCAGAGGGCTTGGGCTTATATGAAACAAAGCAAGGCTTTTAAGTGGTACTCTTTTGCTAAGGCTTTGAAGGATGCGTGGACAGATGCTCATTTAAAGATGGATGAATACCAATCATCTCTTATTCAAGATGAACCTATTGGCAAGCAAAGAAACGTCCATGAATTCGGATACGCGATGCTCGGCTGGCGATACGAGCATGTAGGATAATCCCGTAGTCGGATTGAACGGAGTCCGGTGGCGATAACCGGGCGGGAACACTTGATTAGGTCTTTGAAATGATGAAGCAACAATAAACGAAACGAGAATTATCCGTAGCTGGAAAGCCGTGACCGGATAATAGGCTCAAAGTAGTATTATCCATCATTTAGACGGTCCGAAAATACCTCTATCAGTAAGCATGCAAGGTTTGGGGCTTGCACCGCCGTCAAATGGTGACAATATATAAGCGTCCTATCCAGTCCTTAATAGGTACAAAGTAAATGGCGGCGAAGGGCGACCATACCACGCTTATCGATATATCCCGTGGCTTACCTAACCTTAGTGTAAGTAGTAAGGCTACCACCGGAACGCCCACGGGAGCAACAATTTTATGTATTCATAAATTTGCATAATTAGGTTTTGTCCGGGCGGTCTGTGAAGATAGGCCGGATTTTTATGAAAAATATATATAATCAATAATATACATATGGAAAAAGAAATTGTAATCGATGAGAATTATCGAACAACAAAAGTGTTCGATGAAATGAGAGTAGGGGATGTGGTTAAAGTTCCCTATAGCGACTCCCGCCATTCTGGGATAAAAAGCGAAGCTGCAAGACGTAATAAAGTCGCCAGGTTGACGAAAAAATTGAAAGGTAAAATAGACCTTATGTATAGGGTATCCAAAGAAGAACACCCGGGATTCTCTTCCATTATACGACTTAAATAGTTATAACATACACACGACATGAATAGAATCCTTACAGAACTTACACCTGAATGCGAAATTACAGCACGAATGTACGCCCAGGGGTATGAGAAAAAAGAAATAGCGGAAATCAAATGTCGGGCTGTCAGTACAATTAGTAATCAGATACAGACTGCCATGAGAATTCTGCATGTGCGAAATGGAAGAGAGCTTGCAACTATGCTGTACGAGCGAATAGCTGGTATTAAATTCACTATGGATTTTTCGCCTGCTATCCGTGTGTCTGTAGCATGTTGTCTATTATGTATTTTTTCTCTTTCTCTTTATCACGAACAAGGAGAAATGAGAAAAGGTGTAGAATCAAGAATTAAACGAATAGAAAGAATAAGGAGAATAGAATGAATATAGAAGAAATCCAATCCATAATGATAGACAGCTACCAAGTCGGATACATGGAAGCAATCAAGGCTTACGAGCCTGCGCAAGACCTTATTCGACAAAAAGAGGTTAAGAAGTGGTTAAACATGATGAAAATAGACTTTAAACGTTTTAATATTCTTGTAGGTAATAAGCTGATTAATCCTATTCGAAAAGGAGAAAGCCGAAATTCGCCTCTTTACTATTCAAAAGCTGAAATAAAACAAGCTTTATCGTTGGCAAATGTAAGCGGAATAATGTCCAGGGAAAAAATTAAATCAGACATGTATTAGTATTGGGACACCCACGGGAGCATGAATGATTGAAGTTAGAGTTTAGTTTTTGTCCGGTCGGTTTGAGAAAATAGACCGAACTCTTTTTTAGGAACATCAATTAAAAACAATATAAATATGGGAAAGAAAAAAGTAAAAGTCAAGTACAACGCTCCCGGCTGGGAAGACAGAATCGGGACCATATACAGCATTAGCGGTGACAAGGTAACGATAGAGTTTGGAAAGCATTTCTTTATCGAGGTTTACAGAGACGAAATCATTTTTGTATGAGAAAGATAAATTGCTATACGGTATTCTTTGCCTTCTGCTTATTGTGGATGGTAGTATTACTGGTAAGGTCGGTAACCGTAACCAATGTGGGGCAAGTGTTCCCTGCATTTATGTTCTCCCTGATGGCATCCCTTTCATGCCTTGGGATATACATCACTTACAATGAGTGATTACGCTTAGAAAATAATGTTAGTATTTGTTCGTGCCGTCCAATCTGCGAAGACGGGCGGCTATCCGGGATATTAGCTCAGAGGTAGAGCGGTGCATGGTATTGGTATTTGTAGTTTGTCATGGTATTATTTAAAGGTTTCATGCACAGGTCACGGCGTTCAAGTCCCGTATATCCCACAAACCAATTATTAAATCATAATTATATGTCGCTTATTAAAAAATCAAACGAATTAGTGATACCGTCTATCATCAAGATGATGATTTACGGTCAGGCAGGTATGAGAAAGACAACTACCGCCCTTAGTGCTCCAAGTCCTTTGTTATTGGACTTCGACAATGGTGTCAAGCGTGTAAACATGTCACATCTGGACGGAGTGGATATTGTTCAGATTACCTCCTGGAATGATGTCCAACAAGTTCTGCAAGAAGATTTGTCCGCTTATCGTACTATCGTGGTTGACACAATCGGCAAAATGATGGACTTTATCATCTCCTATAAATGTGGTACCCGGCAGCCGCAAATAAGGGACTGGGGTGGAATTAACCAGGAGTTTTCCGGCTTTGTCCGCAACTTGTCAAACTTGAACAAGAACATCATCTTCGTTGCCCACCGTGATACAAGAAAGGAAGGTGACGATACGGTATTCATTCCTGCATTGCGCGAGAAGTCCTACAACTCCATCGTTACCGAACTTGACTTGCTGGGTTACATGGAAGCCAGGAATGAGAACGGCAGAGTTAAATGTACTATCACTTTTGACCCGACAAGCCGTAATGACGGGAAGAACACTTGTAACCTTCCGTCCATTATGGAAGTGCCTACCATTCTTGACAAAAACGGCAATCCGACGGCCAAGAACGATTTTATCACCACACAAGTGATTAATCCCTATCTTGCAATGCTGCAAGTCAAGAAATCCGAGATTGACAAATACAACAAGGTGATAGAGGAAATCAAAGAGAGCATTGAATTTATTACTGATGCTCGGTCAGCCAATGATTTTGCTTCCCATATCAATGAATTTGAACATATTGGTAGTTCTTTGATGATGGCGAGAAGAATTTTCAGGGATAAAGTGAATGCTTTGGGGCTGATTTATGACGAGAAAACTAAAACTTACTCAGATGCAGCCTAATGAGATTTGGAAAGACATTCAAGGTTATGAAGGGCTCTATCAAGTAAGTACCCTTGGTAGAGTTCGCTCTTTAGATAGGCTTATTAAAAGCAGGTATGGTAATTTTAGAAAGATAATAGGAAAGATAATTAAGCCTAATAAAATATGGAGTGGATATTTACGAATATCACTATGGAAACAACAACAAGTTGAATATAAATCTCTTCAGAGGCTTGTTGCCGAAACGTTCATTCCTAATCCGCAGAATCTTCCATGTGTCAATCATAAAGACGAGGTTAAAAGCAATAACTCTGTTTCTAACTTAGAATGGTGCACATGGAGATATAATGCTAATTACGGAACAAGAAACGAACGGTTTAGCAAAAAGAAAATAAATCACCCGAAGATGTCAAAAGCCGTTGTTCAGTGCCGAAAGGATGGTACATCAATAAATACATTTGAAAGTGCTAAAGAGGCTGAAAGGCAAACGGGTATTAATAATGCTAATATTATCAGTTGCTGTATAGGTAGAAAAAGTCATCATACAGCAGGTGGTTACAAATGGAGATATGCGAATGAGTAAAATATCTTATAAACTATACCCGACATTGTTAGATTCTTATCAGAATTATATAGACAGTGATAAGATATATCAAAAATATTATGCTTTTTCCGACAATCCCCCATGTAATGAAGATGAGTTCAGAGAGCAACAATTACAATCTCTTATCGATAGGATAAACAGAGTACCTTTCGATAGCGAAAAAGCTGATAGAGGAACATGTTTTGGGGAGATAATTGACTGTATGGTTGAAAATCGGAAATCCGAAACTGTGCAGGTTGAAAAGATATATAAGGTAATACGTGAAGGAGCTTGTGACGAAACAGGTAAACCTTTGTATTACGATGAGGTTCAGACCAACGAGGTTATAGGTTTGAAAGCTACCTATAATAATCGTGTTTTTACTTTCCCAATCTCACTTTGCCGAGAGTTCGCCGGTTACTTCAAAGGAGCATTGACCCAACAAAGGGTAGAAGCGATTCTTCCAACCGCATACGGCAATGTTTTGGTTTATGGGGTAATTGACGAACTGATGCCTACCAGTGTTCACGACATCAAGACAACAGGAAGCTATACCGTGGGGAAGTTCAAAGACCATCATCAACATTTGGTTTATCCTTACGCTTTGATGAAGAACGGTTCGATTGTACGGACATTTGAGTACAACATCGTAGAGTTCAACAAAGGCAGTTATGTGGTAGATACCTATACTGAAACTTATGTGTTCAATCCGGAGCGTGATATACCCATTCTCACCAACCATTGTGAGGAGTTTATCCGGTTCTTGGAGGAAAACAGAGAACTTATCAACGATAAAAAGATATTTGGAGGAGAAAATAATGAGTAAAAGTGTCAACCAGTGCCTTATTATAGGCAACGTGGGCAAAGACCCAGAAACAAGGACGCTTGATAACGGCGTAAAGGTTTCCACATTCAGTGTTGCGACTTCTACGGGAGGTTATAAAAAGCAGGACGGGACAGATGTGCCGGAGAAAACGAGCTGGCATAACATTGTCGCATGGCGTGGCATTGCCGATATTGCAGAAAAGTATATCCACAAAGGGGACAAGGTAACAGTGTTCGGAACTATCAGCTACCGGGAGTATGAGAAAGACGGCATCAAGCGGTATATAACAGATATACTTGCTTATGACATAGTTTTGGGAGGTCGGTCTGAAAGTTCGTCCTCAAGGCCTGCCATAACAGAGAGCGACGCTCCACAACAAAGCGACTTCCCACCAATGCAAAATGTTGGTGACGATGACCAATTACCGTTTTAGCCTATGAAGGAGAAAATTTGTTTCAAGTGTGGAATATTGAAGCCTTTATCAGAGTTTTACTCTCACCCACGAATGGGTGATGGCCATTTAAACAAGTGCAAAGAATGTACTAAAAAAGATGCATCTAAAAGATACTCTGAAAAATCAAAGGATGAATCTTGGTTGGAGAATGAACGTGCGAGGTCAAGGGAAAAATTCAAAAGGCTAAACTATAAGGAAAAGTTTAAAAAGACTTTGTCTATTTGTAAAGAAGAAAGTAATATATCAAGAAACCTTAGAGTTAGAGGTTACAACACTAATGGGAAAGAAGCACACCATTGGAATTATAATAAACCAAACTCCGTATTTCTTTTGAGCAAAAAGGCACATAGATGTATTCACAAGTATATATCAGTAAACTATTTAGATAAGTTCTGCTATACTCATGATGGTGCTGTTATTGACACATTAGAAAAGGCTAAATCGCTTTTTAGAAAATGGCTTGATATGAACGGTATAGGTGAAAGCTTGATACATGTAGATATAAAGCCGTTGATAAATATAAATCGCAGTGATTGAGTAAGTAAATAAAACTTTTAGACTATGAAATACGACGGTGCCAATCCCCTCCATGCCCAGCAGGCAAGGTCAAAGCTTGAGAGGCTGATAAAGGAACGGAAAGTGTTTGAACTGACCGAGAAGAAACCTCAAAGGAGTATCCAGGCAAATAAATACCTTCATGTTTGCCTGGCTTACTTCGGGTGCCAGATTGGAGAAACGATGGAGTACGTTAAGCAGAACTATTACAAGATTCTCTGCAACAAGGACACTTTCGTCCGTGAGAGGGACGACAAGTATCTTGGAAAAATAAAATACCTGCGCAGTTCGTCTGACCTTGACAGTGCGGAAATGAGCCTTACCATTGAAAGGTTCCGGAATTTTGCAAGTGCCCAAGGTATATACATTCCTTCTCCAGAAGAAGAACGTCTGATTCAGTTGATGGAGATTGAGGTCGAACACAACAAACTTTATATTTAAAACAATGAAAATCACTCTGACAAAACAAGAAGCGCTTCTCCTGCAAAAGCTGCTTTACTCCTACAAGGAATGCCTGCCCGATGGAACGACGGAGAAGCACGGACGTTTTGTAGGGAAGCTTAACAAGAAAATCAAAAGACAAATTATTAACCAAATTAATCATGGAAGAGGCTAAAAACAACTTTGACAAGAAGGTAAAGATGCACCTTGCTTGTTCAAAAAGAAATGATTTACACAAGGAAATGGAATGTATATACTTCAAGGATGGATTCGCATACGCAAGTGATGGAATTATTCTTGCAAGAAACAGAATATCTGAAATATCGAGGTTAGAAGAACATGAGATAACCGCACTTGACGGAAAATTCCTTCACGCTGACTTCTACAAAGATATGCTGAAATACGATAATATCATGATTTCTGAAGATGGCATAGAATGCAGCAAAGGCAACGATAAATTATTCTTCTACTTTTCCCAATTTGGCAAATATCCTAATGCTGAAGGATTATTGCAGAATTCTTTGAACATGCAGACTACTCCGCTTCCACAAGTGAAGTTTGACATGAAGGCTATACAACGGTTGAATAAAGCTCTTTTTGAAAGCGACAAGTGCGTTGCTACATTTAAGGGTACTAATAAACCTATTGTTTTTGATAGTATGATGGAGGGTGTAAGCAGTGTCGGATTGCTTATGCCGTGTTATAGTGAAGATACGGAGGAGTAATATGGAAGAGTTTATTTCAGACTGGTTCATTCCGATGGACTTCGGGAATGACGCTCCGGAAGAAATGCCGGACGGTGAGGACAACTTTAATTTTGAATGATTATGAAAATAGTAAAAAGCAAGAGTTTTGGGAATGGTATCGTGTATTGCCTACGGCTGGATGATGGAATGCTTGTGGAAACCACGGACACATTCTTGCCGTACTACACAAAAGACGCTATCGGAAGGAAGCAGAACTTTTTGGATAACAAAAATCTTGGAGACCGTTCGGAAAGGTGGATGATTGGAGTTTCAACCATGAGTGGTTGTCTTGTACGCTGTAAGTTCTGCGCTACTGGTAATATGAAGAAATACCGCAATCTTACTGCGGACGAGATAGTGGACCAAGTTTTATTTGCCATTAAGCAATCTGGATGCTGCCCGAAGGATTCAAAGGAATTTAAGATTAACTACACTCGTATGGGTGAACCTTTCTTAAATATAGAAGCCGTAAAAGAAGCTATTGAGCGGATTACTGAAATATACCCGAATACACATCATTATGTTTCTACGATTGGTATTAAAGGTAGTGATTTTTCTTTTGTAAAGGGAAATGTAACATTGCAAATAAGTTTGCATAGTTTCGATGAAGAAAAGAGAGACTGGCTTATTCCTTATCCGAAGAAAATGTCTATTGAGGAACTTGGGCAAATAAGAACAGAAAGTAACTTGAAAACCACTATCAACTTAACATTGGTAGATGAATCAGACTTTGATGCGGATAAACTGGAAAAGTATTTTGATAAGAAGCACTTCTTTGTGAAGTTGTCCCCAATCAATCCAAACAATATATCAGAGAAAAACAAACTCGGCAATGGAATTATCGAGGGAGTTAATTTAGTATAAACATTTTAATTGACAGAATCATGAAAGAGATTAAAGAACAGCTTGAAAAAATGGGATATGACTACGCAGTAGCAATAGCAACAAAATCAGAGATTGAGAACGGAGCCGCTTGCGGTCAGCTTTCAATTATAGTTGAAGATGAAACAGAAGAATAGTGAACTTTTTGTTCAACCTGCCTGCTCGGTCTGTGAAGATATGGCAGGCGAACATGGAGAAGTGACGGAATTGGTAGACGTTAATCAAGATGTGAGGTGCAAAATTCCAGGATAACCGTTAATAACCAAGCCGGCAACCTGCGAGACATCTTAGGTAGAATGATTTAAAATCATATAACCGCAAAAACACCACTCGTCCCGGTTCGAGCCCGGGCTCTCCACATAAATGTGAGCCACACATAAATGGCAAGGGTTAGTAAATAATGGTTGTGCCCCGGAGAATACGCTTCGGGGCTTTTAATGGAAAATTATGGATGAATTATTAACTGGTAAGATTTGCCCTTATTGCGGTAGGTCTACTGAATACGTGGATAGTTCTGTAATCTACGGACGCTCCTACGGTATGATTTACCTCTGCCGAGATTGTAGGGCTTATGTCGGAGTACACAAGGGTACAGACCAGGCGTTAGGGCGTTTGGCAAACGCGGAACTAAGGGAAGCCAAGAAAGAAGCCCACTTCTACTTCGACCAGGTAGCTAAGACCAATCTTATCAATAAAATTTGGAAGAAACATATCCCCAACACTTCAAACAGAAACAAAGCCTACCTGTGGCTATCCAATCAACTGGGCATACCACGTGAGCTTTGCCATATCGGAATGTTTGATGTGGAGGATTGTAAACAAGTTGTTGAACTGTGTAAACCAATAATAGAAAACTATGGAAAATAAAGCAGTAGCATTTATAAAATCAAACGAATGGTTTAAGTCCACTATGGTAGAGCATGGAACGCATAACGGATATGTGGCTGTTCCCTCTGCGAACAAATATCATGGAATGTCTTATTTTGATATTGATGATATAAGTGTACATGGAGGTATCACATTTTCAGAACCGGCAATAAGCGGTGAAGAATCTATCGGAAGCAAAAGGAAAATTAATTCCAAGTATGTCGGAAAAAGAAATCCCATATTGGATGATGTGGAATTCATTACCGATAATACGGAAATAGGTGATGACTGGTGGATATTCGGGTTTGACACATTCCATTATGGAGACAATGAATATGACTGGGACAAACAAGCCGTCGTTCAAGAGACAAGGTACTTGATGAAACAATTGGACAAATAGACAATGCCGTACTACATAAAACGAAAGGCTAAGAAGAAAGACAAGCCTTTACCTCTGTTTGATAAAGCAGGGATAACAGTAAAGAAGAAGCCGGATTTGAAAGCTAAGCTCGACAAAGAGTTTTCCCTTTTCATCCGGCTTCGTGATTGTATGCCAAACGGTTCCTTCCGATGTATATCATGTGGACAGATAAAGCCGTTTACACAAGCGGACTGCGGGCACTATTTCAGTCGTACACATTTGGCAACACGGTTTGATGAGAATAATTGCCATGCCGAATGCCGGCACTGCAACAGGTTCAAAGCCGACCATTTGGAAGGCTATCGGGTGAATCTAATTGCTAAAATCGGTCAACAGAAATTTGACTTGCTGAAAGTGAAAGCTGCCGGCACTTCCAAAATGACTGATTTTGAGTACGAACAGCTAATCAAGTATTACAAAACACTTAATAAAAAGTTACGAAAGGAGAAAGGGCTATGAGTTATGTATTACGAGATTACCAACAGAAAGCCTCTGATGCTGCCGTTTCTTTCTTCAATAACAAGGCGAAGAAAACAAATGCTATTATGGTGTTACCTACGGGCAGCGGAAAGTCGCTTATCATAGCGGATATAGCTGCAAGGCTTGACGGTCATACCTTGGTGTTCCAGCCCTCGAAGGAAATACTCGAACAGAATTTCAAGAAACTCTGTTCATACGGTATTCTTGATTGCAGTATCTATTCAGCATCCTTTAACTCAAAGGAGATAAGCCGGATAACATTTGCCACCATCGGCAGTGTAAAGAATCATCCCGAACTGTTTACCCACTTCAAGAACATCATTGTGGATGAATGTCATCTTGTAAACCCCAAAGAGGGAATGTACAAGGATTTTTTTGATGCAGTGAAGTGTAAGGTTCTTGGACTGACAGCAACGCCATACCGTTTAAGCTCCAGTCGTGATTTCGGCTCCATGCTGAAATTTATCACTCGGACAAAACCTCATGTCTTTTCAGAGGTCATTTATCATGTACAGGTATCAACCTTATTAGACATGGGTTACTTGGCGAAGTTGAATTACTATCCAATGAATCCTTCGGGATGGAACGAACTTAACTTGAAAGTAAATACTACTGGTGCCGACTATACGGATAGGTCAGTTCAAAGAGAATATGAACGGATAGACTTCTACGGTTATCTCGTTCATATCGTCCAAAGGCTGATGAATCCCAAAGCCGGAGGAAAACGGAAAGGTATTTTGGTATTTACCCGTTTTCTGAAAGAAGCGGAGCAGCTTACCTGGTCTATACCCGGAGCCGCAATCGTTTCGGGTGACACCCCAAAAGGTGAGCGCGAAAGGATACTTGAAGCGTTCAAGGCTGGTGAAATTCCGGTAGTGGCGAATGTCTGGGTGTTAACCACCGGCTTTGACTATCCGGAACTTGATACGGTCGTTATGGCACGTCCTACAATGTCACTTGCCATGTGGTATCAGATAGTCGGTCGTGCCATCCGTCCGCATCCTTCCAAAGAATGTGGCTGGATTGTGGATTTATGCGGTAATATCAAACGTTTCGGAGAGGTGTCGGACTTACGGTTGTTTGATAGCGGAAATGGGAAATGGGCTGTATTCTCTAACGGAAGGCAATTAACTAACGTGAGATTCTAAGACTATGGACGAAGGATTTTTGAGGCTAAGCCGCAAGTTTTTCTCGAATGAAATGTGGAAAGTAGCCCGTAAGTTTTCGGAATGCGAAGCGTGGCTCGACTTGATTCAGAGCGCACGATTTGAGGCAACCGACAAGGCGTACAGCGAACTTATCGGAGGTCGGGAAATCTCTTATACAAGAGGTCAATATCCAGCATCCGTATCGTTTTTGATGAAGCGTTGGCAATGGTCTGAAAAGAAAGTGCGCTATTTCCTTGCCAAACTTAAAAAAAGAGGTATGATAACGACTTGTAATAAACAAGGTATGACCGTAATTACTTTATGTAACTATGATGAATATAATCCGGTCAAGGGCAGGCAAAGAGACGTAGATAAGGGCATAGACAACAACAAAGAAATCAGCGGATTAAATCATGCTTTGGGCGAACTAAGGGCAGAGTTAAGGGCAACCGCAGAAAAAATGGCTCAAAAAATAGAAGAATTGGGGCAAGCCAAGGGCAATAATAAAAAGAAAGATGAAGAAGATAATAATATTCCCCCCACACCCCCCAAGGGGGGAGGCAAGAAAAATAAGCCTAAAGAGATTAATTCAAAAGCACGTTTGCTATTTGAACAGCATTTTAGGGAAACCTTCGGGGCTGACTACTACTGGACAGCCAAGGATGCCGGGGCTATGTCCCAGCTCTTGAATAAACTCAAATTCCAAAGAGAGCAAAAGAAAATGGACGTTTCCGATGATTCTCTGTTGTATGCCCTTCAATACCTTCTTTCCTCGGTCAAAGAGGGGTGGATATTTGATAATTTCAGCGTAACTAATATCAATTCTAAATTTAATGAAATCGTAGCACAAGCTAAAAATGGAAACAATCGGAAACCTGATACAAAACCAGACGAAAGTTCTGCCGGTATCAAATCAATTGTCTTCGGTAAATAAGGCTAATCAGAAGCAATGGAGCAGGGAGCAGATTGACATGTATTGGCGCAACCAACTCGTAGTTTCCATGAAATCCGTTTCCCCGGCCTTTACAGTTGATGACAGCAACCGCCAACTGCTGAAAGCCCTTTATCAATGGGTTTGGGGGATTCCCGGAATATTAGATGTAAGCAAGGGATTATTATTACACGGCTCTATTGGGGTGGGCAAGTCCACTTTGCTGAAAGGGCTACAGAACTATGCGGCAAAAATCGCCCGCTATTGTATTGGCGGCGCGGATGCTGGATTGACCTTTCAGTTCACCAGTGCTGCCGAGATTGCCTTGCTGTTTGCCGAGAAAGGAATTGTCGGGTTAAACCAATACACAGACAGGTCATGTATGCACAATCTTGCCATTGACGAGGTGGGTCGGGAACCTATGGATGCCAAACACTTTGGTACGGGCATCAATGCCATTCAGACCGTCTTGCAACTGCGCTATGAGCAGAGATATTGTTTCTACACCCACATGACTACCAATCTGGACCCGAACAAGGAGTTTTCCCAACGGTATGGGGATTATATTGCCGACCGGGTGAAAGAGATGTTCAATGTAATTAAAATTGAAGGTGAAAGCCGAAGATAATGGCAAAGAAAAAAGATATACCACCTGCACCCGTCCGTTGCCGCCAATGCTCATACTCCAGAGATTTCGTAGATAACTCTTGTTTATGCAAGGCCAAGGACCATAGGGTGTGCGCGTGTGACCGCTACGGCAGGATATGTGACAAATTCAAGAAGAAATAATTGCAAAAAAGCAGAAACAATGAAAAGCAATAAACTCATATTAGATGCCTGCTGCGGCAGTAGGATGTTTTGGTTCGACAAGTATAATCCTCTTACCCTATTCGTTGACAGACGTTCAGAGACAGTAACTGCCAAGGACAGAGATAAAATCAGAACCATAGAGATAAAACCGGATATAATAGCCGATTTCACCTCCTTGCCGTTTGAGGACAATTCTTTCTACATGGTGGTGTTTGACCCACCGCATTTGAGAACACTTGGCGAAACCTCATGGATGGCTAAGAAGTACGGTAAACTGCCAAAAGACTGGCAATCACTCATACACGACGGATTTGCCGAATGTATGCGTGTCTTGAAACCTAACGGAACGCTTATATTCAAATGGAACGAAAGTGAGATAAAAGCTGCGGAAGTATTGTCTGTTATCCCGTTTAAACCTCTATTTGGGCATACCACCGGCAGACAGAGCAAGACAATATGGATGTGTTTTATGAAGCAATAAAATAGTATGAATATCCATCAGACCATCCCCCGTTCGGATTGCACCACCATCTGAAAGCGTCATGGTGCAAGATGTGTATGGCAGAGGTACAGAGCGAGCGGAATAGAAAAAAATAATAAAAAATATTGAATTATGAGACCAATAAGGAATATAGAAGACATTGGAAATCTAAAGACAGATGAAAAACTGATTGAATGCCTAAATGGTGAAGTGAATTATTATCGTTTTTTGTGCTTGCATCCGAGAAACGATGAATACGTGATTCTTCTGAACCATTGTGAGGAACCTAAAAGGTTTTATGTTAAAAGCATTATAGACCGATTTTATACGGACTATACAACACGCGATATAATCACTTATAAGAGGGATTATGCTTTGGAGCAGGTCAAGTTCTGCGAGCAGGCATTATCCGAATTTGATAAGGATGGTAAAATATGATACTTACTACTGATAAGATGGTATTTGTTACCAATCAAGATAATTCAGACGAATACATTGAGAATCTTATAACTGAGTATGGGACTAATCAATATCGCATAAAGATTGACCGTACACTTAGTCCACCATATTATCAATTATTCCACGAATGGAAAGAGGGCAAGCGACAACTTAATAATTGCTTGTTTGCTTCAAGCAAGTTGGAAAAGATTGTGAATTACATAAATCAGAACATTCAATAAGGATAAGTTATGAAACAGACATTGGAAGAAGCTGCCCATTCTTTCGCAGAAAGTAGAAGCAGCGGAAGTGCATTCCCAGCATATTATCAAGGGTTCATTGCCGGTGCGGAATGGCAAAAGGATATTTCCAGTGCTAAATGGCAGTCAAAGCAATCACCGTGGATAAGCGTAGAGGAACGGTTGCCGGAGCAAAACGAACTTGTTCTTTGTAGAATGGTATCAAATGAAGCCATTGTAAGCGGATTTATTATACCTACGCCAAGTGGGAGACCTCGTGTTGTAACATTGCCGGATTTTGAATTTGAAGATTATGGCGATTACGTTTGTGACATGTGGACACCTATCCCCTCATTCGACGAGATACTCGAAGCTAACAAGGATGTACTGTCAATTGATATAAGTCTTAAAAGAAAAGGAGATGAAATCATGTTGAACGAACAAGAATCTCAAAACACATAGGAAATGAGCAGGTTTGAGAAAGAAGTTCTTCCTTTTATAGAAGAGGAAATTATGCGAAAACTTTGTACATATAATGTGTATAGTACAAAGGAGTATGAGGACATACGGAAGGCAGTAAGGTATTCGATAAGGTTTTGTAAGAAAAATAAAATTATTCGATATTGTATTTGATTATGGAAGTAAAGAACGGAATAATAATAGACGGAGTGCTGCATAAATTGGTGAATACTAATTCAGAGGCTTATTGTGATGATTGCTCTCTTTATAGTATTTGTCATCAATCAATGTTAATATGTCATATGTTGGGTGGAGACATATTTGTCAGTTGTGGCAAAGTAACTGTTACACTTTCCCGTGAAGAACCTAAAAATGTTGGAGAGATATATCGTAATGGAGTAAAGATAGATAAGGAGGAATAATAATGCACCAATGTAATTATTGCTGTTGGTATAACGAAAGATACGGGAATTGCGATTGTCCGTATGTAATGAAGAAGTCGGCTTGTGATAAAGCTAAAAAGGAGAAAGAAAGGAGTGAGAAATGGAATTTAAACATCCATTAGATTGGTATAACGAAAATACACCATCGAAAGGTGAAGAATACGAAAAGGGATGTCTATCTATCGCCTTGATAGTAGCAATTATTTTCATTGCATTAACGGTTGTAATTTTATCTTACGAATTATGAAATCAAAACAAGTATTATCAATAGAACAGATGAATCACTTGCAGGAGCTTGGATTAGATACGAGTGATGCAAGTATGTGCTGGTGTCGCGCTATCTCACATAAATCTGTAACGTGGGAGCTTGAAATCTATGAGTATGTAATAAACCAAAAACTGGATTCTAATTTTTGGGAAACAACCCCTACTTACACCTTGCAGGATATTCTCGACAAGCTGCCGAAACGTATAGAAACAGAAGATTATGAGTTTGAATTATACATCTATTACCATGAAAACGGCGTCAGCGTATTTTACGATGATGGTGATATTACTCAACTTGCATTCTTTAGTAAACCTACACTTCTGGAATCAGCCTACGAGATGCTGTGCTGGTGTATTGAAAAAGGATATATTAAAACTAATTAGTTATGAAATCAAGAGTAAGAGCGACCGGAGTTCTGATAGATGTAATCCCAAAAGTAAATATCAACGCGCAACATAGCGGAGATAATCTATATGTGTGCGATAATATGGTTTTCAGAGAATGCGAACTTGACTTTTTGAATGTTGGGAATTTAGTAATTGACTGGGAACAGAGGCGTTATGAACTGGCTAAAGCTGCAATGCAGGGAATATTAAGCGACGAGGAAGAAGTTCGCTACGCTTGTTCGGAAGCGGATTACAAGAAGGGAGAGAAACATACAGTACCTAAAGGCATTGCCCGATTTGCTATTGCTTGTGCTGATGCTTTAATTAATGAACTGAAAGGAGATTGAATAATGTCAAGAGGAGAAATATTAAAGCTATCAGATTTGAAAGATATGCACGGCTCTATTACTTTGGAATATACTGGGATTCTTTATGCTGGTGTAAATCGGGAAAAGAAGCTCCAGGAACTGGCAAAAGTTAATCCGCAGGAGTATTGTCTTGCATTAGGAGTGAATGATGATAGTGAAATTTTCAAAGACATTTCGTCGGGTTTCTTAGTGTCGCCGATGAAATTTTTTAAGAAACTGAAAGGAGAATAATTATGAAAGCACATGTAATGAAACTCGAAAACAACTGTGTAATTGTTGACGAGGAATATTTTAATGAGATAAAGAAGCAGTCAGAATTTAACCAAGAAAGGATAAACGAGATTGTCGAGGAAAAGTTTTTGAAATACATCAAAGAAAGCGGTATCAAGCTCTCCTATGAAGTAAACGGAATACCCTATATATTCCATCATAGTTTGTTGAATGAAATAAATTATGAAGAAAGAGGGTATCCGGAATCCGTGTCAGAAAGGGTGAAGCATATTATCGCAGACGATATAACCGAGGCTTTGAATGACAAGCTTAAGGGGTTGAAAGACGAGGCTTTGAATTATGCCTTAAGTGAGTTTGACAAACAGAAGCACGGTTTAGAGGCTACTGTAAAAATATGGAAACATTTCGCATTAATCTTTATCATTACGACTATTGTTTTAACATTTAGATTATTTATACAATTATGACCGAAGAACTTGTGACATTAGAGACAGCGAAGCTACTAAAGGCGGCAGGATTTAAAGAAGATGTTAATAGCTTTTATGAATTGGTGTATAAAGGAGGTAGTGGTCCTGAGTATGAGATAGATGAAAGCTACGATGCCCAGAATTATAATACAGACGTTTACTCTATCTCTGCTCCAACTCAATCTATTGCCCAAAGGTGGCTTCGTGAAACCAAGAACCTGCATATCGAAATATACCGAAGTGCTGTAGGGTACGGCTATGCTATAGTGAAAGCCGATAACGGAACGTGGCAGGAAGATGATGATTCCAGGGGGACTAATGATGGCGGTCTGTGGGACACCTACGAAGAAGCACTTGAAGCAGGAATACAAGAAGCGTTAAAACTTATATGAAAATGACTCCTATTGTAAATGATGCTTATAGACTTAGAAAGCTTCTAGAAAAAGCAACGGGAATAAAAGTTTATAAATCAGATTTAATTTCTAATTATTTCAATTGTTATATAAGCATATCGCAAGAGTACAAGAATGAAACTAATCCGCATATTACAGTAGCGCAAGGTAACTGGTCGATAGTTAATGGCGGTGAATATAAAATCTCACTCTATACACCTACAATCGTCATTAAAGGCAAGAAGGTGCTTAATACTTGTTTTGTAAAAGATATATTTTACAAGATAGTGGAAGCATTAAATAATGAATTTGGAGAAGGTAATTGGGATACGTGTAACAATGAAACGACAGTTTGGCTTCCCATGTCTCGAAACTCGTTCTATTTGCAAATTCCAAATTTTGAGAAGTATTAAAACTTATATGATATGGCTAAGAAAATAATGTTTAATGATAAATACAGCTTAACCCAAGCTGTGTTGGAAGGTCGGAAGACTATGACGAGAAGGGTCTGCAAGTATGACAGACCAAATGAAACTTATGATATTGTATTCCCCGTTTTTGAACCAAATGATTACGATAATGACGGGAACATAGTATCTCCATTAAATTATGCTTTTGGTTGGAAAAACGACAAAGGAGACTTTACGGGTTGGAATATTCCTAAATACAAAGTCGGTGAAGTTGTTGCCATTGCGCAAAGTTATGAAAGTTTAGGGATGAATCCCGAAATCGCACTTGATGATAAGGACGGAATAGGATTTTATACTAAAACCAAATTCGCACCCGGCTGGAAAAATAAAATGTTTGTCCGCGCTGACCTTATGCCCCACCATATCCGCATTACCAACATCAAAATCGAAAGATTGCAAGACATCTCCGATAAAGATTGCTTGAAAGAAGGAATTTATAAAGGACAATGCGGAAGTGCAGATACACATTTTATGGATGCTTATTATTATAAAGGGGACATTCAGCCTTATTGCACCCCTCGTGAAGCTTTTGCATCCTTAATAGATTGCGTTTCTGGCAAGGGTACGTTTAAGAGCAATCCTTATGTCTTCGTTTACGAATTTGAACTGATTGATTAAAATTTATTATGGAAACCGTGGAACTGATAATTAAAGTCTCCATCACTTTATTCAATGCCATTGCATTAGGATTTGTCCTAATCATGGTAAGCAGATGGCATAGGCGCATGGAGGACAAGCTGAATGAGATAAGGGAATACACCCGTAGGGTTTCAGACCGTGATGATGTTATTTATATGAATCAGCTTCAATGGCTGAAAAGTAAGTTGATTGAAGAGGAACGGTACGAGGAAGCCGCTAAAATCAATAAATGTATTGAGGATGAGTATAACAAATTAAATAATAGGAAACTGTGAATTTATGAAAGAAATAGAAATGTATCCAGGTGTAAACATTGACTACGCATACGAACAGTTGAAAAAATACAAGCAGAAAACTAGTGAAGATTGTTTCTGCAAATTTAATGATAAAGAACTGTATTCAAGTGAAACACTTGATGAAATGTATTTGAAGGTCACGAGAAAGACGAAGGCTGAGTTCGACAAGGATTTGCAGGATGAACATAACGAATACCTGCGAAGGGAAGCCGAGTTCAAGGCTAAGATTCCGCAATTGATAAAAGAATATATGGCTAAAGCACGTGGCATTATTCCGGATAAACATCTTGAATATTGGGATAAGATTGTTCCTATACGATTGAACGACCTCTATAAAGGGTTTGAACTCGATTGCTGGTTGAAACTTATATTCGAACTCAATACAGATAAGCCTAAAGAAGAGCGTTTTAAGAACTGCTTACAAATGTTCATAGACCAAGGTCACAGCGGAATGAGTGCAAGCCTTGTGTTTAGTGGGCTTTGTCGATTTCATGACTTAGGTCCTCAATTAGTTGATTACATAAAGAAACATTGAGTTGTTGAAAAGGAATAACCATGAATAAAATATAGTGATTATGAAGCGTGAAATAAAATTCAGAGGTAAAGGTATTGATACGGGGAAATGGGTATATGGATTTCTCTCTTTTTTCTATACTGCCGGAAGGGACGAAAACGGGATTATCTTTACGGACAAGGCGAGGATATATTCTCCGGAAGACGGCTGCTGTTACGACGTATGGGCTGAAACCGTCGGGCAGTTCACCGGCTTGTGCGACAAGAGCGGTAAAGAAATCTATGAAGGAGACATACTTATGTGTGAGCAACATATAGCTCTTGTATTGTGGAACAAAGAACTTGCTACATTCGCATTACAATTCGATTTTGAAAAAAAAGTCGGCATGAGACCTTTAGGCGAATGGCATGCTATGACAGTCGTTAGTAATATTTACGATAGCCCAGAATTGATAAAACAGCAATAGCCATGAGAGTAAAGAAATATTTCCATAACATCCAGTGTGATGTATGTGGGGATTTAGCCAATGAAGATATGTGGCATGAGGATATGGAAACCGTTGCCGAAGTAGCCAATGAAAGCGGATGGTATTACGACCCAGCGGATGACAAGCACTATTGCCCGGATTGCTATGAATATGGGGATGATGGAGAGATATTAGTTAAAGACGGAATGGTAAATACAATGGAGATAATATTATTAGGGAAAAGGCTTGAAGACTACCCGGAAACAGAATATTACGAACGAAGGCTTATCTATACAACATACAGTTCTGGCTTCAGAGAGCATAACATTGCGGCATTCAAGAGCAGGCTGAAAAAAGACTTTGACTACGAAGTAATAAATCATTTCGTCAAGGACGGTAACGACTTTTGGACTACAGATGAAATTATAGCCGCTGTCCGTGTTTCCTTGTCCCTCAATCTGCTTACGGATGAAGAATGGAAGAAGGCAATCCCGATTATAGAGCATGGTCTTGAAGCCAATAAAGCCTATGTCCGTATGCTTGACGAGATGTCGGATATATTGGAGAAGTATTGCGAGGAATGGGAGGATTTGGGTATGCGCCATACCTTCATGCAACGTGTTCCTCATGAATGCTGGCAGGGACGTTTTAGCAGGCATAGCCAGAATCCGGAACAAAAGCCGAATTATTCATGAGTATCAAGCAATTGAAATAAGGTAAGTAATGAAACATCTATTCTTTTTATTTGTAGGATTTTTGGCTTTATATGAAATTATGAAAGCCTTAAACTGTAAGAAAGTATATTCCCGCACATGCGAATATAGACATCTTCCCAAGGAAAAGGTAAAGGCATATTTAAAAGAGCACCCTATGCTTCTTCTAATGAGTATTTTGGATATTTTCGGATGGATAACATTAATGGCTGGACTAATGACAAGCCAGTGGGTTTTATTCCTGGCGGTAATGGCTTTGTCTTTGTCGAGATTTCAACGCCTCGGCAGTTGGGCTGTGTGTATAGATAGTATCATCACTGTGGCTATTTATTTGTTTGCCATTATTAATACTTATCATTTACATATAGAATTATGAGTAAACTATACAAAGTAACCATCTTCGGCAAACCGTTCATTCTCGGATGGTTCAGCCACGCGGACAAATGGTATCACAAGATTGGAATAATATATTGAAATCATGAGAAAAGTAGACAGACTGAAAAAGCTCCATGCACCTATTGATGACAAATACAAGAAGATTGACACAACGGTAAACGGGGACGCTGAACGCCTCGCGGAGATGCACAGAGAAACGGAAAAGGGGAAATATCCCTTACGCATAGACCACCGTACCGTAATATACGTGACCAGAGACAAATGCACTCCCGAATATGCCGCAAAAAAGCGCAAGACGTTGGGTCTTGCCCCTGCTATCGAAGTAAAAGGACACGCATCAAGACTTGTGGACATGGACAAGCTGAGGAGGATGGTAAACGACGGGATGAAGTCCAAGGACATTTCCTATGAGATGGGCGTGGCGGCTTCCACCATAAGCACTTACATAAGGAAGTACGGGTTAAGAGACAAAGGGTAGATTAGTTCAAGGACCTATCAAGTAAAAAAATAAGGAGCAGCGGACTCACGACTTTCCACCACTCCTTCACACGACATAGTGCAAAGATACTATTTATTTTAAAATACTTATGTTATGGTGAAGGAATTTTCTGCAATATCTGAACTTAAATATATAAGGGAGCAAAAGTCAAGGTTATCAGAGCGTGAGAACGAACTGTCAACCCCCATGCTGGTGGATGTAGAAATAATTCCGCAAATGTATGAATGGTTTGCGGAAATCTTATCAAAAATGGATTTTCCCCCAAACCTGGATTCTGTGATACAGAGAAAGAAGTTCATGTATATAGTTCTTTTCCTTTTTTCTCCTAGTGTACTTGCTGGAGGAAGAATGCCGAACGGAATAAGAATGGCTTTTGAGAAATTGTTTCCCAATGTGAAGCCATGCACTTTGTCAAACAATATATCGGATATCACGTTTCTATATCGACAATACAAGGAATTTCGTATGGATGTAGGGCATGTATACACAGAAATCATGAATCGTTTAAAAGTCAAAGGTCTAATCAAGTAATTATGAATTTGTGATTTCGGCCAGAGGAAACTCTGGCTTTTTTTATGAAATAACAAACCTTTTGCCAAATGTTCGTTATTGGCTTCTCTTTTATTTACTGTTTTATTTGCAATGGGGTATCTTTGAAATAAATATAAAGCGATTATGGGGCTTACAGTAAAGCAAGAAAGTTTTTGTAATTATTACCTTGAATGCGGCAATGCTTCTGAGGCTTATCGTCGTGCTTACTCATGTAAGAAGATGAAGGATGAGACCATTAACCGGACGGCATTTGATTTGCTCAATAACCGCAAGATTGCCGCAAGATTGAAAGAATTGCGTGCTGAAATGCAGCGACGCTCGGATATAACCAAGGATGAAGTGGTTGGTATATTGGCTGATATAGCAAGAGCCAATATCGTTGACGCCATAGAATCGAGGAACAACGGTGTCTTTACCACGGTGGTAGTAAAAGACGTGACGGCATTGCCGTTAAGCTTACAACGTGCTATACTTTCCATAAAGAGCACAGACAAGGGATATGAGCTGAAAATGTACAACAAGATAGATGCTATTGATAAATTGTCAAAGATGTTTGGATGGGATGCTCCGATAAAGGAGGATGTATCACTAAATAAGAATGATGCCATTACTATCCAAGTGATAGACAAGAGGGAGGACGTGATAGATGTTGATACAGACGACTAAGATATATTCCACGGTGGATAACGCTATAAGGTCTGGGTATAAGGTCGTGTCGGCGCAAGGAAGTTCCAGGTCAAGCAAGACATACAACATATTGATATATCTTTTGGCATACATTATTCAACGCCCTGGAACATCTTTGTCAGTTGTAAGAAAGACGCTTCCGGCACTTAAGGGGTCCGTATTCCGGGATTTCAAGGAAATAATGCAGGACAAGTTTCAGATGTGGGATAACCGATGCATGAACAAGTCCGAAATGGTGTATACATTGCCTAATGGTTCTTTCTGTGAGTTCTTTTCTACTGATGACGAGCAGAAAATACGCGGTAGAAAGCGTGACATTCTTTACTGTAATGAAGGAAATGAGATTTCTTTCCTGGAGTGGCAACAACTAGTCATGCGTACGACAAGTTTTTCAATAATAGACTACAATCCTTCATTTTCGGATGAACATTGGCTATGCGAGTTGAATAAGGACCCACGAACTTTCCATTTCATATCCACATATAAGGATAACCCCTTTCTGGAGCAGACCATCATCGACGAGATAGAATCCCTCCAGTATAAAAACAAGGTGTTGTGGACGGTTTATGGATTGGGGATGCAGGCCATGGCAGAAGGCCTTGTCTTCCCTGAATTCGAGATTGTGGACGAATTTCCGGCATATGCAAAGCATGTGGCGGTGGGATTGGACTTTGGCTACAGTTCGGACCCAACTGCTATTGTTAAGTGTGGCATTGTGGATGACCGGATGTACTTTGATGAATTATGTTATCAGACCCACATGCTTACAAGCGAGATAATTCGCGCATTGAAATCCATTGGACTGTTTGTGTATGCGGACAGTGCGGACCCAAGACTTATCCAGGAAATCTCAAATGCAGGAATTGTTATATTCCCTGCAGATAAATACAAGGGTTCGGTAATGGGAGGGCTTTTCAAGATGATGGAATATAAGCTGTGTGTAACCAGGAGGTCGGTAAACTTTATAAGGGAGCTTAAGAACTATGTCTATGAGCAAAATAAAGACGGCAAATTTATCAATACCCCGATTGATGCATACAACCATTTGATTGACGCATCACGCTATTGGACGATAGGGAAACTGTTGGGTAAGATATTGGTCGGTAAACAGTATAGTAAAGAAGAATTAGGACTTTATTAAACGGTTGGTATATGAATTTTATAGAAGCCATATTCGGTGTTCTACGGAACAAGGTTTTAAACTCCATGGGAGTTGAGCGTGATTTAATGCAGCTGGTCCACGACAAGGATATAAGCCGCATCCAGTCAATGATGCAGAATCGTGACTTGTGTGTGGAGGAAGCCATAAAGGAATATAATCCTATTACACATGATGTAATGAATCGACCCGATAAAATGCGTAAGGGAAAGGAGCCGTATAAGGTTGAAAAACTGCCTCGTTGCCGACAAAGGTATATCAATGAGGTAGAACTCTTTTTCCTGCTTGGAAATCCTATAAAATGGAAAACTCCTACCGGTGAAGAAGGAAAGGATGAAGCATTTGAAGCATATACCCAATTCCTAAAAGATACCCGTTTCAATACTACCATGCGGCAGGCTAAGCGCATTGCTGGGGCAGAGACAGAGAGTGCTAAAGTATACCATATATATAATGATGGTGGGAAGCCTGCAGTTAAAGTGCTTGTAATATCAAAATCGAAAGGCTATACCTTACGCCCATTGTTTGACCAGTACGAGAACTTAATCGCGTTCGGTTATGGTTATTATATAAAGGAGGGGGGGAAGACCGTGGAACACTTTGATTTACAGACACCGTCTTTTATTTTTAGATGTAGGAAGGCTGATATTGGATGGGAGGTGGTTCCCGTGTCTAATCCTACCGGGAAAATAAATGTTATCTATTATCGTCAGGAAAAGGCATGGGCCGGCACTGAGAGGAGATGTTCACGGGAAGAGATGATTGATTCGAAGGCGGCCGATACAAATAACTATTTTGCAGACCCTAAACTAAAAGCTACTGCTGATGTTATCGAGTCATTGCGGGGGGCAGAAACAGTAGGGGAGGTTCTACAATTGACCAATAAGGAAATCAGTGCTGTCGATTATCTGGTTCCTCCAGAATATTCTTCCATGAAAGAAAGCGAGAAGGAGGATTTGAACTCTTCTATCTTGTTTGACTCATTTACTCCCGATTTTTCGTTTGAGAATATGAAGGGGTTGGGTACTCTTTCCGGTGAAGCCTTGAAGAGAGCTATGGTTCTCGGATTTATTAAGAGGGACAATCTGAAGGAAACATATGATATTTTGGTGGATAGAGAAAAGAACTTGATTGTATCTATAATGATGAATGTCACTCATATTCATTTGCGTGAAAAGCTTTCAAAAATGGTTGTTGAACATGAATTCTCAGAACCTTTCAGTGAAGACGTCCAAGAGAAATGGGCCTCTATAGGGAAAGCATATAATGATGGCATCATATCTCTGGAGCAGGCTGTCAATATACTTGCTCTGGCAGACAACCCCCAAGAGGAAATAGAACGGATAAAGAGTGAAAAACAAGAAAAACATCAAGATAAGAAGGGGAATTATCCCCCGAATTCTAATTAAAAACAAACCTTTTATAAAAGGTTTGTTCTGAAGGTCCTGAAAATTTTACCCAATAATTACCAATGTATAATTTTATACAGAATTAAAACAAGTTATGTATGAAAGAGAAAATATTTCAAGCCTTAAAACAAGCTTATTCAAATCTTGGGTTAAGCGATGACATCTTTCAGGGACATTCCGAAGCTTTGGAAGCTACCGGTCTTGTAACTGAGGATAACCTGGCCACAATAGTGGCTGCTCAAAAAGCATTCCTTTCGTCTCTTCAAAGCGGCATTGACAAACGGGTGACAGACGCCGTCAATAAAGCGAGGGAAAAGAAAGAGGAAGCAAAAGCGGATGAAGGGGGCGATAGCAAGCAACCGGATATCCAAAAAATGATTGATGATGCAATTGCGGCAAGGCTTAATCCCCTTCAAGAAAAGCTAAATTCCTATGAGGTGAAGGAGGCGAAAGCGGCAAGGGCCAATTTAATCATGTCAAAAGCCAAGGAACTCAAAATCTCACAAGGAAGAATCGATGAAGGATTTGCCATATCAGAGGATATGGACGAGTCGGCAATTGATTCCTACTTATCCAAGGTGAGACAAAATGAGGTGGCAAAAGGTTTGGAGGATAAAGGTTCGGCGTTCTCCTTATCTACTCCTGAATCCCAAGGTAAAGAGATGGCCAGGGAATGGGCTGAAAGTTTGCCGGACGCTAACTAATAATAATAAGTTATGGCTATTGTATTTGAAAAAGGAACAATTAAGGGAAACTTTCCCGTATTCTGGAGAGGTGAATGTAAAGTCCTTCCAGGGGATTTCAAGCTTAAGCAGACGTTCCCAGAAGGAACTCTGATAAGAAAAGGGACTCCCATTGCTTTGGATTTCTCAAAAATGGAATGTACCGTTTGCAAGGCTGTTAAAATCGTGTCGGGAGGAACTACTTCCGCTCCGAGAGTTGTTAAAGGCAGTCTGGTGCAGGTGGGGGAAGAGCTGACCATTGGAGAAAATAAGCAGGCTATTACGGCGATAGACAGTTCGAATGCTGATTATGATGTGCTGACATTGGCAGCTGCCTTGACTGGTGCGACAAAAGATGCGTTTGCCGTCGTTGCGGGAAGTGAACCGAATGCTGTTGTGGAAACGGATTATGAATATAAAACCAATATGAGTTTTCAGACTGTTTCTGCGGGTTATGATGTGATTATTCTAAAAGATGTTGCCTATCCTATGCCTGATGAATGGTTGCTGGGAGGATGGTGCATGAAGAATAATCCAAGTATTAAATATGTAAGACAATAAAACTATGCCGGGATTATTTTATAGCTCGATTTTTGGCGAACTCACCAAGCAGGTGCAGGTTCGTATTGATGCCGCTTCTGAGCTGCGCAAAAGATTGTTTGACCAGAATATTTATGAAAGATTTCTGGATTGGGACATACCGACTATCGGACTTAACTTTGAGGAGCTGATTGGACAGTATAACTTAAGTGTGGCTGCTGCGACTTTGGACTCAAAGGGTAAGGAGCCTATTATGGGTACGGAAGGACTTGAAACCTTGAAGCAGAAAGTCCTCACACATCAGATGAGTTATTCCATGCCTATTGAGGATTATCGTAAAGTATTGCAGATTCTTGATTCCCGCATGCTTACAGATAATCAGAAGACGCAACAGCTTATCAATTTGATGTGGAACAATGTTACAAAGGTGGTTAACTCTGTTCAGTCAAAGCTTGACATTATCTTCTTAGGCGCGTTGTCTAACAAAGGGGTGTTTACTTTTGATGAAAACAACAACCCGGAAGGGGGCGTTCGTGGTGTGATTGACCATAAAATGCCTGCGGAGAATATTGCCAGTGTAACAAAAGACTGGAATACGAATAATAGCGATACTGTGGATTGTTTTGAAGATATTCAAATGATTTTGGACGCTTCTCAGGATAAGGTTACTTTTGATAGAATACTTATTTCTCAGAATCGATTGTCCTACATTCTTCGGAACAAGAAGATGAAACTGGTCATCTTTGGCCAAGATAAATCTTCCACGCCCTTATTGCTGTCTAATTTGAATGAATTCATGCGTCAGAACGGATTCCCTATCTTTGAGGTTATCAGACGTACTACCCGTATTCAAAATAACGGTAAATTGACGGAATATTCTCCATGGAATGATAAAAACTTGGTGTTTATTCCGGCAGGCAAGCTGGGAGTTATCAAGAATGCGTATGCAGACAATGAATTAAGACAAGAGCCGGGTGTCACTTATTCCAATTACGGAAGAATACGTGTTTCCCAATGGGGTAAGGGTGAAACAGACAATTCCAATGGAGTTGAGTTTACCAAGGCACAGTCTTTGTCTTTACCGATTATCACTGAGATTAATGGCATATATTCATTGACAGTAGAGAGGTAATGACAATTGCAAACTACATAAAGCAGAGGTTTTCCTATATCGGAGTGATATCTGATGCGGGAGCCTCTGACTTTGCGGTTGACTTCGGGTTCGATGCAGGGAAAGAGGCTTCTGATGATGACAAAAGGCTAATTGGCGTTTCCATCAACAATTTTATTGAGGGTAACATTATGCATCCCACATCGGTAGATGAAAATGGCTTTTCTGCATCATGGGGGACTGATGCCATAAAGTCACATATAAAACTGATGCTTCGGAAATATGGCATTGAGCTGAATGGTGATGCTGCCGAACTGGTCGGATTGAGTGTAATTAGGGATATATCAGAAATATGGTAATGTATTTTCACCCGCATATATTACAATTGAAGGTTTTTACTTCTCCAGAAAGGGATGAATACAATCGTCCCATTCCTGGTACCGGGAGTGAAAGCTGGAAGACTGTGGGAAGATGCCGCTGCGATGACAATACCACCAGGGAATTCAAGTCTGAGAATGGTAAAATATACCGCCCGTTATACCATGTGGTTTCCGAGAGGAATCCAATGATAAAAGCTGGTGATTATATCCGTTGTTTGGATGGTGATAAGGTAAGGGGAGAGGGTGAGGTATATATACCTAAGAGTACAAACTTTTTCTCTTATTCAGAATATTGGATATGATAGTAACAAGTGATATATACAAAATACTATTTGAAAGGGTAAAAGACTTTGGAATCAAGGAGATATATGACAGCTGGAATCCTATAAAGTCCGAACTTGAAGAAGAGGCTATTGTCATTGTCATCTCTACCCCAATATCCCCAGACACCTATTGGGAGAGTGCCTTTGCTTATGTAAACATTTGCGTACCTGACTATCTGCATGAGGTCAATACTGTAAGGCTGAATGAGGTCGAGCGGCTTGCTGAATTGTGGATTAGAGACGGAATTGTAGATGAATACGACGGAAGCTGGTACTTTATATCCAAGTCTTCCATTGGTATAGAAAGGGACGAAGGACTGAAGTGTAGTTACGTGAGTGTTAGATTATCATTTGAAGTGTTAAACATTAATTGAAAATTATATGAAACCGTTTATTGGAATCAAGAAAATATGGTATGGCGATGTGATAACTGAGGCTGTTACCAAAACAACTCTTAAAACGTGGCTAGGAACAGCCACAGAAGTGAAGAATTCCCATCAGGATACATGGCAGTATACGGAGGACGACCCTACTTATACTGACTATATCAATGAGCTTACCGGGAAAATCTATTATCGTGATGTGACCCAGAACGGGGCGAAAACAATCACTTTCACTATGGGAGAATTCACCTTTGATGACAAGGTGGACCTGCAGGGAGGTGAAAAGGTTGATACAGACGCTGGTTGGGCAGCATCGGATACTCCCGGAATTGTGAACAAGGCTATTGTAGGACAGACCAAGACCGGTAATTATGTCGTGTTTACCAATGCGGCTGTGATTGCTAAGGGAACTATGGCTGAGAAGAACATCGGTCTAGGCGTTACTGCGGTTGCTATGGAAAATGAGAATGAGGGCGTCAAGAGCGATTATCTGTTTGACGGCGCAAAGGTTGATGCCGCATGAACTACAGTCATGGTAACACCTACCCCTTCTGATGCGACCGTTAAACTGGACGGCGATACGGTAAAGTCCAAACGGGTGAACGTCGGGGAAACCGTAAGCTATGAAGTGTCTAAGACGGGGTATGTTACACAATCGGGAACAATTAATACAAGTGTTTCCGATGCCGGGAAGACAGTCAATAAAAATGTTACACTGGTCTCTTCTGAAACCCTTTAAATCATGGTGGTGGGTATCGGCTCACCACCTTTATTCATTTTAGGTTATGAAAGCTGGGAAGATTGTTAATGAGTCCATTCTTGGGGAGGATTTCAAAACTGTGCTGATAAACGGAAAAGCATATACGATATACCCACCTACAATACATAGAATAGCCGGTGCCGCAAAGTGTTTGTCTGACATTGGCGAAGAGGTAAAGACTATGGGAGAATATATCGCATCCTTAAGCAATATGGAATGCGTGGGTAGGGCATTGTCATGGTTTATAATGGATGATGAAAGCCTTGCGGATGAATTGTACCATGGGCATGAGGGGGAGCTCCTGAATGCGTTGGGAATAGCCTTTTCTTTGGTCTCTATGGAAAATTTTATCAGGCTGTCGGATTTAGCCAGGAATATTGTAAATCTGACAGCAAAACAGAAGTTATAGGTAATGATTGTCTCCTGGGGCAAATTGCCACGTTCATGGATGTACTTCACTTGTCCTACGATGAAGTAGTGAATAAAATACCATATCGCAATCTTGTGATAATGCAGAAGGATAAGCTACGGGTATGCTACGGTGAGAGGATGCAGGAAGTCACGGATAGCGATATGTTCAAAAACCGGAAATTTGATGACTGATAGAGGCGTGCCAGAACACTGGCACAACCTCCTATTTTTCCATAACCTCTTTCAATCTGTACAGCCTGTCAATCGCCGGATTGTAGAACGGGTCGGGAAAATGCTGGTTGATGTCGCAGATGTTGGCGTGGACGTACATGGACGTGTCGATGATGTGTTCCGATTCGCTTAATGTCACTTCCTTGGGCAATTGGGCTGTTTGTGCCCAATGGACGATAGCTTTCACGCTTTCCTCGTCGTATGAGTATTTACTTTCTTGTGCCATGGCTGGTATTTTTGCGGCAAAGGTAATGATTATACCGAATACTTTTCTCCTCAACTCGTGTAGAATAAGAAAAAAATCGCTATCTTTGTGAAAAAGAAAAGGTTATGATTCAAATGGGCGTCTATCTAATGATTGGTACTATTATCTACGGCTCTATCATATCTTTGATAGTAGCATGGATGATACATGCTAAAGAAAAAGATAACAAAAGTAGATACACGGACTAACACTTCTTATTAATGTCGTTCTCTGCTACCATTCGTATGTTATCATTCCTATTTTCCTCTATTTCTTCAGCATTATCTATCATAGAAATAAACATATCTTTATCAGGGTGGTTCGTCCTTTTTAGAATCCGAATATAAATATCTTTTTTACCTTTATAAACAATAGGGCATTTAAATCGCTCTTCCATGTCCTTTTTTATTGTAGCCAAATAATCCATAAGGAATTCTATAGCAAATTTATTCAAATTCTTGTTTTTACTTTTAAGGACCTCTTCCAATGATATCATAGTGTCATCAAAAGCTTGAGCGAATCTGCTCCATAACAGCGATTTACTATTCGCTATGAGAATCATTCCTTTCAAAACGTGAATAGAATCTTTCTGAAAATCCTTTAGGGCAGACTTTACAATGTTGTTCATTTCCCTCTTAATAAACACATAGTTGAAAACTTGCCAACAAATAAGAGCAGTAACAAGTATTGTTAGCACTCCTACAAGAAATGCTGCATAACTAATGTACAAAGAATGATTTGCAGATAAATCATCAATAGATACTTTTGCTAAAAAGAAAGGTATATTCATAATATCAGTTTTAAATGGCGAATCCCCTATAAAGAAGTGTCCCCACCGGCATAGATACCGGAACCCGACTGACTACGGGTTACACTCCTTCATAGAGGATTCATGTTGCTTCTATTGTTTCGGGGACTGCAAATTTAATCAATTCCCGATAAAAACAAAAGCTATGTCCTATTTAAAGGGTTTGGCTCGCCAAACTTCATGGCACACTTACCAGAGGTCCTTGCTCTATTATGTGCGTAAGATATGCTTTTCCCAAGATATATCAAGTGATACACATCATTGCTGTTGGCAGGGACCTTTACTGATACCGCTCCTTTATAAAGTTCTTGGAAAAAGGCTTCCCTTTTTGCCAGATAATCGGATTGTGACGTTCCAGTTATTGTAAATGCTAGGGTCACTTCTCTTGAAGCAACTTTGGCATTGTCCGTCACCACTCTTTTCCCGTGTTCAAGACGGCTTTCGTTTTCTATATATTCTTTCATCGTGCAGGGAGCGCACAATGCTGTTAGAAATCCGTCATCCATTCTTACGCCCCATGTGACATAAGCATCCTTGTTGTTAATTAATAACTTCGCTTCCATAGCCTATAATTTTGATGTATTTTTCTTCACTTCCGCAATATCCTTCTGCATTTGCTGTACGGGTTTCACAATCGCTCCCGTATTCTCTGAAATTTGCACAAGCTCAAGATAAGAGCTGGCTATTATGTCACGCGTCTCACTCGCGATGTCTCTTATATTCGAACTTGTGGAAGATATGGTGTCAATTCTCGTATTAAGAATGCTCAAGGATTGGGATTGTGCTATATTCTGGTTCTTTATCTCCTCACCGGCAATCTGCAAGGCGGTAAAACGTCCGTTAAGTTCCTCTCCGGTGTCTTGGGACATGGACTGGAATCCCTTGCTGCTTGCAGACTGCTGGGTGGCTTCTCCAGTCCATCCGAATATCTCGGCCAGCTTGTTACGTTCAGCAACTGCAGCATCCACTATTTCCTCGTACTGTTTACGAAGCTCCTCCATCTCTCCCTTGGTTATTCCCTCTTTGTCTTTCCCTGCTTCTGCAAAAGAGTCATACCAGTCCTGCAGCTCTTTGGAAAATTTTTCCCCCACCATGTTAGTAAGGATGGCGCGCTGCATATACTCGCTGAAATCCTCAGCAAAGTCTTTGGCAGAGCTGTCCATATCCATAAGGGTATCCACGAAACTGTCAAAAACACTGTCAAAGGTTGTCTGGGTGAGCTGCTCTTTTACCTGGTTCTGTATTTCCTCTATCTTGGCCTCCCCTTCAATGATACTGTCCAGATATTCCCGTACATCATCGTCCATGTCTGCCCAGAATGTTGGAGCATCGGATTTGAGTTTCTCCAATTGCTCAACGGTAAGGTCAAACAGTCCGGTCATTCTTCCGGTCCCGATAAACTCTTTGGCGGCATTGACTGACATGTCGAGTGCGTTGGCGATGTCCTGCCAGTCGCTTGAAGAGGTGTTCTTTGCCATTCGCTTACCAATGGAATGGGAACCGACAGACGCACCGGAATTGAGCCGTTCCTTTCCCAGTGTTCTGTATGCCTCTATCTGTTTTTCTACGAGGTCAATGGCTTCCTGCCCCACCTTGTCGGCTTCAACGCCGTAGGACATATCAATATATTCCCTTTTCTTGTCTATCAGTTCATCCCATATCTCATTTAGCTTGTTGTATTCCTCGACCATCTCGTTGTAACGGGAATAATCAGCACCACCGAGACCGAATGCGCCAAAAGTGAGAGTATCAAATATCCCTCCAACAGCCCCAGCTACATTACCGACAATGTTCCCTACAAAACCAGCCAACCCTTGCTTTTGTATTCCTTCAAGTATTGAAAATATGGCACCGACAATGCCGCCAATTTTGCTTCCAGCCTCAGTAAATGCATCAACCACACTCGCGGCTGCATTTCCGAATGAGGAAAGGCTCATTTCTGCATTGCTTCCCAACTGGGCTATCGCATCACCGACCATTATCAAGTTGTCTATTGTCTTCTTGCTTGACCGGGTTACATCGGTTTCCGCATTCTGTTTCCGCTGCTGTGCTTTATTTACTTTCCTTTGGGCTTCCTCTTTTTCCGCTTCCGTGCCTTCATTGTTTGCTCTGACAAGTTCCTCTTCTGCCTTTTTCAGTTCCTCCGTAGCATTCGCCAACTCTTTCAGAGATTCAGTCATTCCTCCAAAGATTCCTCCTTTGTCTACCATTGCGCTATTGATGGAGTTTATAGCTCCCTCTATAACTTGTATCTGTTCAGGAGTAGCGTCCTTGAAATCATCGGAGTCCTTAAATTCTTGAAGTTGTGCCTTTATTTTGGTAAGCTGTTCTTTTGTTATCTTGCTCAAATCCCCAAATACCATCTCCCAGTTTATTTCTTCCTTCAGTTTACTCATATTCAAGGACGATATGGCTTCTTCCCATTGTTTTTGAAGGGTATTTTTTGTACCCAAATCTGTTTCCTTATTTATGGCATCCTCATATTTCTTGTCAATGGCTGCTTTCTTTTGGGAGAATGTTCCGTATTCAATAAGATATTCATTCATGGCATTCTCACGTTTCTGCCATTCGTCAACACCTTGTCCGATTTGTGTGTTCTTGATAATCTTGTCCCATGCCGATGTAATGTCTTTCACATTAACGGTGGAGGCGTCAAACGTTTGCCTCACATATCCCTTTGTCTGTTTGGCTTTCAATTCCTCCTGGGCATCGAATATCTCCTTCTGACCTTGTATATAGGCACGTATATAGTCCTCCTTCTGGCGCTCTAAGGCTTGTATCTCCTTCTTGTTGTTCAGTTCACGTTGTGCCTGCTCCTTCTCGTAGCCATCCTGCAAGCTGTCAATGCGCGACTGTTCCAATTGGTTATCCAAGTCCTGCTGCTGGCGTTGGCGCTCAATGGCGTACTTCGTTTCCAGAGAAAGAATTTTTTCATTCTTGGAACGAATATCTTCTTGCTGTTTTATTAGTTTCTCATCCGTATCTTCTTGCTTAGAAGTGGAATCATAAGCCTTAAGTTCTCTTTCAGCTTCCTTAATTTCATTTACAGCTTTTACATAAGTCTCTATTACGGCTTCATCCACTTCCAAAGAAGAGAAGTCTGCACCTTTCTTAAAAGCATCATCCAGCGTCCTTTTCACATCAGATTTGATTTCTTTCAATACGCTTTCTGCCCGTTGCTTTTGTTGCGTCCAGTATTCGTATGTTCCCTGTTGGGGTTGGGGGAAAAGGTCAAGTGTATTTATGTGGTTGGAAATAGCCACTAAATTATCGTCGTATGTCTTAACGTTCTTGACGATGTCATCGTATATTTTTTGTTGCTTTTCCAGATTCTTATTAGCGGCTGAAAGATTATCGTTGGCTACGGATACGCGATTCCCGGAACCATACAATCCCTGCCGTCGTGCCTGCAGGGCGGCTTCCTGCTCCTTTTCGGCAAGCTCCACTTGCGCCTCTGCTTTCATCAAGGTAGCTTTCTGGACCAACCGCTTCATTTCCTCCTTCTCCTTTTTCACGGACAAGTCTGCCATTTTATCTGCATAGTTTCGTGCTACCGCATTAGCATATATTTCCTTGCTTAATGTTCTATAAGCCGATTCCAGATTTCCCAAATTCACTTTTTCGTTTTCAAGAATATTGGCATACTGCGGATATTTGTGCAACCACTCATTTATAGCCGCAGTTCTCTCTTTGGCAGATAAGGAGACATTTTTTAGTTTATTATACAATATATCCAGTTCCACCCGTTCTTTGGCAGTACTCTTCACAGCTTCTTTGCGAGCAAGTGCCATTTCCTGCTCTGCTGTCAATAAATCCAATAAAGCACTCTTTGCGCTAAATAGCCCTCCTATATAGTCGAATATCTCCTTTCCATAAGCGGTAAGTAAAGTGATACCGACTACCAAGGCTGTATTCCATGAGAATATGCCTGCAGCCAACTGTTTCCATACGGGAGCCACCTTCTGTATATCCTTATTCCCCTTACTAAGTTCTGCCAGATACGCTGCATATTCTTTTCGCGCTTTCTGGACTTCATCAAAGAAAATAGGCAAGTTGTTACTTATTGCAAGGAAGAACATGTTTATTCCCATTGTAGCGGACGGAAGGTCTCTTGCAATCTGTTGTATTGACATGCCCAGACCGTTAAATGCGGAAGAATAGTTACCTACATTCCTTTGAAAGCGTCCCGTGGCTTGTTCTGCAGCATTAAGCTCTGTTTGAACTGCCTTTATCTGCGTAAGAAGGTCTTTCCCGACTCCGCCATTGCGATTGGCTCGACCGATATTGTCATACGTGATAATAAGTTGATTCAGCTGCTTGCGAAGGGAAGTTATGCTGCCTTCTTCAGATTCGCTTTGTATAATCTGCTCTTTCTGTGCTTTTATGGTTCTCCGGATAGCTTCTTCCTCTTTCTTTCGCACAGCCACTTGATATTCTACTTGTCGTAGGATACCATACCCCTTTTCCCCAGTCTTTTCCTCGTCAGTAAGCCCTTTGAAATTGTTTTTTAGCTTTTTTATTTCAGCATCGGCTTCTTTTACAGCTTTTGTATTGGCGACAATCCATTGATTGGTAGACTGCAACCCCTTGGTTTCCTCATGTACCTTTTTGATGGTTTCTTCGGAGCCTATCACATCGTCATACGCTTTTTTAAGCTGAGAATACTTGCTTTGGTATTCTCTAAGGCTTTTCATAGCCTTTTGGAGTTGGGCTTCGAGTTTCTTGACAGCCTTGTCGCTGTTAGGGACACCTGCCACCTCTATAAGAGATTTTTTTAATCTGTCAATCTCTTCTCTTAGAGCTACAATATTTTCAATCGTATTCTCAAGATTTGCTTCAACTTTTAATCCAGCCATATTATTTCTTTTTTAAAATGTTTCCTAATTCTTTCTTTAAGTTTATTTCGCTACTATCCATCACATCATACCCTTTGCTCTGAACAAAACTGGCATATTCCATTCCATCAGCAAGTACAATACCATCTTTGGGATGTTTCCCGTAAATAAGGAGGTTTTCAGTCTTCTCTTTAGCTTTTCCATGTGAGCCATCTGCAGGCACATACAAATCTATAATGGTGCCATCGCGATAAACAGCAGAGCCGGGAGCATTTCTAAGGTTCCAAGTGTGATTCTGGTATGTTTTCCTGCTACTGATATTCCTTGTTTTCTGAAGGTCTACAGACTTGTGAGAAGCGTCAATCAATGCTTTGTTAAGCTCTTGATTTACTTCTTCCACAAACTCATCCAGCCCGGATATATCTCCTTTTATTTTCATATCAAATAATTGTTGCTAATACAAAGCGCACCCCAACCTAATGAGGTGCGCATTATTTGCTTAGGCTATTTGTCTCAACTGCAACAAGACAAGCAATTCCAAAAACTTCTCTTCATAGTAAAGCGGTTGAGTGCTTTTAGGATTGTTGGGATTTACTTGGTTTTCGCCAAAATTCAACCCGTCACCTATTATTGATTTAAATTTCTTCACACCGCCCTTACTTGATGGACGGGTAAGCTCTACCATATAGCCTTTCTCTATCATCTTCTGATTGAAAAACTGTGCACTAATTGCACACTTATTTTCTTTCAGCAGTTCACCAGCCGATTTAAGCACACCTTTAGAGGGTGTATAATCGGGAACTGGAAGTTCTAACGGTTCAGCAACTTGTTTGAGCATTAAAAGGGTTGAAGAATCGTTCAAGTTCAAAAGTCTTTTAACACCTTTCACCCACTCAAGAGAAGCACGAACTTTAGCAGTAAGACCGACTTTTACCTTTCCTGTCGATATTTGTTTGGCTGTTTTGTGAAAGACTTTGCGATACACTTCAAAAACTGAACGTATCTTTTTTACGATAAAGTATTCAAGACATGAGACTGTTAAGTAATAATCAAACTTGTTACTACCCACTTCGGTTTTTACCGAAGTGCAAATAAAATCTTCATTTTCAATAAAGTCTTTCTTCAAAGCATCTACGGCATAATCTCTTCGATTATATACCAACATCCAAACCTCATCCAGATTTACCGGGAATTCCTCACTTGCTGATTGTAACTTTAAAATAGCGTTGAAATACATCTTTATTTCTTCGCTTGAACTTGATTTTGTTAATTGCGTCATAATCCTTATATTTGCAATTGTTCTACGTTATCCCCGTCAGCGGCTCAGTCACTTCCGCTTTCGGGGATTTTAATTTGACTGAATTTGTAGCAGGTGGGGAATCGAACCCCGTTACGCCATTACTCGCTCCTGCTGTCCCATACCATCCGCTGATAGTATAAAAAAGGAGTATTGAATTTGAATGCTTAATATAGCTGCCAACATTCAATCCAAGACTCCCCAATATCTTCACTCCATTACCGGCAGCTATAGGTAAATGACAATTTCGTTTCTTTCTAGCGAAGTTACATATATGCAAATTTTCGACCTAAAAAATGGATTAGCAATAACGAACCTTTTGGGAAAGGTTTGTTATTTCCTAAAATGAATGCGACCTGCCCATAATGGGCAAGCCGCATTTTGTCGTGTGAAGGGAACCCGGCAACCGTATTGCTGCCGGGGCGTCATACATGAGCGTTGGTCGAAACCTCAACGCACTCTCATGCTTCTTTACGTGGCAATCTTTTCACATAATTTCTTGTACACCCGTGTTCTTTCAAATCGGTTCAACACTTTGGCGTTTTTCGCTCCGAACACTATATCTCCGTTTGCATGGTGATATATGGTAATGCTTCCTCCCACGGTCTTGTGGGTATATACCTTCATGGAAGGGGTTTTTATCATCAGTTTCATAAATTTGCGTATTAGGTGTTTTAATCGTTGTAGAAGAATCTTTCTCCCGGCTTTCTGAACAGTCTATATCCTAAGTATAGGCTGACGAATATTATTATTAGTTCTATCATAATTTTGGGTATAGTTTGGGCTGTCGGGCATTGAAACCGACTGCCAAATGAATACTTAATAATGAACGTTATGCTGCTGGCGTTAATTCGCCCTTAATCAGCTTTATGGCTTTCTTCACGTCCCAACCGCTTTCGTATAATGCGATGATGAAACGTACACCTTTCGTAGTCCATACAGTATAAACACTTGTTCCTATAGAGCCGTCCGAACGTGTGTACGTCTGTGTACGGGTAGAGTGCATTCCCCATGTGGAATAGGGAGCGTGAAGGAGCCATTGCCCCGACTGCTTATAGATGATTCCGATTTCTTTCAGCTTTTTATGTAGCTTCTCCGCATCCATTCCTATCTGTTTGGCTACTTGGGTACTGGTCTGCGTATTCACACTCTGCAAGTGACTGTCGTAGTAGCAGACTTTCGGAGCTGCCTCCTTGATTTCCTTGTCTTGCAGTTCGATGGTGGCTTGTTGCTGCTCGGTTTCAGCTTCAAGCTGCTTTAACCGCTCCTCTCTCTTGGCAAGGGTGGCTTGTGCGATGGTTAGAGCACGTGCCATGATTTCTTCGGGAGTGTCGTTTGGGGTGGTGGAGATGTAGCCGCCAGTCTTGCGAATGGCAGGGAGGACTTCGGAAGTTACCCATTTGCGAAACGCTTTAGCTTGCGGTTTTCTACTATCAAGGATAACATCATACAAACCGTCCTCATTTACAAAGTTTGCTTGTTGAATACCTCCAGCCGTTTCAAGGGGTTGGGTTAAAACCACACCCTTATCAAGTCGCTGTTTTACATCACCTTGTCTAAGCCCTAATACCGAACACACATCGGAAAGGCAAAACAATGGTTCTTCACTCGTTCCTGCTGTTCTGATTTCACCGAATTGTGGTGAATTGAACACTTGGATGGCAGAAGCATCCGATTTCTGATTGTTTAGCATAAAATAAAAAAAAGCACACGGTCACGGCTGCTAAACAATCATAAGATTTATTTCGGGGACGTTTCCGTTACCCCACCGTTCGTGTGCTATATCTAAAATACGATATATCTATGTCTATATTGGGCATAAAAATAACCCTTACGGATTACATAAGAGTTGCCCACTCTTATAATTGTTTAGCACTGCAAACATACCAACTATTTTTGAAAAATACAAGAAAAACAAACTTTTTTGCATGTAGAGTAAAGATACATGTGGATTTATTTGGATTTATGAACGGTTGTCCGTTATTTTGTCATTATTGTATAACATAAAACATGCAAAGTTATGGAAGGAATCACATTATTCGTATCTATCGTAATCATCGTGTTCGGAATATTGCAAATTATTCTATTTTTCAAGCTATGGGAGATGACTAATGATGTGAAGAAGATAAGAAAAGCAATTTCTCCGAATAAATCAGAAGATTCAATCAATATTAATGAGACATCCGTACCCCCTTCTGATATAGAAATTATTGATAATTTCGGTTCAATAACCAAACAAAAACCTACAATGTAGCATCAGTTCTAATTATACCGTAAACGATGAATTGATGTCCAAGCAATTCTGTTTGTTTTAGGACTTGAATAGGAAGCATAACAAAAAAAATGCACCTACTACGAGCTGCTAACAGATCCATAAGATTAATATCGGAGGCGTTTCCGCTACTCCACTCGGTAGGTGCAATATCTTTAAAGTATGATATTACTATAATATGTCTTGGCAAAAAAATAACTCTATATGGTAGGGCCATAAGAGTTTGCCTCTCTTATGGACTTGTTAGCACCGCTAAGGAAAGCAATTCTTTTGTAATGGGGAAATTTTACGGTGTGTTTTTTAGCATAAAAACGCACCGTAACAATAACCGTGGCTTTCTTATTACTATAAACCATTTATAAAGTTTTCTGCAAATTCACGTTCTAATCCCGTGTACTGCATATACTCTTTTATAGCTTGCTCTACAAACCCTTTCTTTTTTAATACCTCCCATTTGTGCAAATGCAGTTTAAAATCATTGCTGTTTTCATCTATAACTGGAAGCTCCTTTTTTATTTCTTCTTTATGGACTTTTTCTGTTCTTTCTTCTTTCTTACCTTCTTGTGATGATATTTTCGTTTCTAACCGACTATCTACCTTATTAGAGTTTAATTTTTGCATTTCCCCTACAACTCTATTGATAGCCGATATTAGTTTTTCGCTTCTATCATCATACATCTTTCTTAATTCATTGACATTATTAGTCATTCCCCAAACTTTAAAGAATAAAATTATCTGTAATACCCCAAATACGATAATAACAATTGATAAAATTTCTGCCATAATATTAGTTCTTAAATTATTAATATACTTATTGTCTTACATGATCGCTGCATCCCGATATTATCAATGATGCAATGGCTATTAATATTCTCTTCATACACATCATCCTTAAAGCAGCAAGGCTATTTGTAGATGTTTTATACAAAAAACCGCCAATACTCATGGCGGCTCAGTTAGTGTAATCAAGTTTTTAAACCCAGTGTAATCACGCTTATCGCGCATTTATCTGTTAATGCTCATGGATAAACCCATGAATTTTTATGTTAATTGTTTACTTGGCATTCTGTGCCTCTTTCTTGTCTTGATGGTTAAAATAGACCACTCCGACAATGGCTATTACCGAAACAAGTCCGAACATTACTAAAGCTCCCATATTATTCTCCTTTCTTTTTGTCTCTAACAAGCAAAAGACGTTGACATTATAGGAAAATTAGTTTAGTGCACTGCTTTAGTCTCATTATGGAGCTTTATAGCTCCCCAAATGCCTACGCAAGCAGCAAGAACCCCTACAACAGACAAAAAAATGATGAGTCCCATTCTATTATTTACTGGTTTGATGCTTTCTATCCTGCATCATGAAGTAAATTCCTCCTACGTTGGCTATTACGATAACCAAACAAAACATTACCAATGCTCCCATATTATTCTCCTTCCTTTTTGTCTCTTACAAGATATAGTCCCCAGCCTAACGTACAAGCTACAGCCAATACGCCGCCCGCATATATTATCCACTTTTGTTCCACCTCTCCGAATATTGAAGTTAGAACTACCGCTGTTGTGATATACTTGGCTATATCCATCAGCCATTTCCCTAATTCCTTTTTCATTCTGCAAATATAAACTTTAGTTTCCAAACGGCAAATGAAATGCGGAAACAAAACTTCTACATAGTGTTTTATAACATATGCTGCAAATTTGCTAAATAAAATAGTTTATATATTAAAATAAGCCATTAACTTTGCTGCACAATTTTTAACTAAAACGTTTGTAGATATGAAAAAGATTTTGTTTGTAATGGCAATCTTGCCATTTTTTATTGCTTCTTGTTCCAGTGATGATGATGGAGATAATGCTGAAGGATTGGAATTTGTACAAATCCAAGTAACAAGTGAAGATACGCCTACCCCTAACGGCAATGTGTATTTGTTCAAAGTTAGTGGTCATGAAATAGAGGATGATAATCCTTTGTTTTGGGATTGGGGGAAAATGGCATATATTCCCACTCTAAGTTACAAAAGCAATGGAGAGAGCAAATCTATGTTGCCAATATCTGAATATGGGAAAGAAAGTAAAGGGGACTTGTTAATGAACAATGATAAAGGATGCTCTTTGGAAACATTCTATTGGAATGATTTGTCTTCTTTATATGGCACTCCTAAAGCCGGAGATGAATATTTGGTTTTTGTGGCTTTAAGGAATGGGACTTATGCAAAGGCTTCAAAAAGGTTTGTTCTCACCAAGAATAGCATTATAAGGGTAAAACTCCCTTCTTGTACTGATGAAGCAAAATTTGTGAATGCCAATTGGTCAATATCTGATTATAAATAATAAATTCAGCCCCGTTCCTATGGTTCGGGGCATTTTTGTACAAAGAAAAATCGGAAAATAGTTTGTTTGTGTCGTACATTGCATTATCTTTGTGATACAATATAATACATTGATAATATGGAAGCAGTAGTAAGAAAACAAACCTCGTTCCGTCTGCGTGAGGACTTGTTACAAGTCTTGCAGGAACATGCAAGGAAGGCGAACAGAAGCCTGAACAACTTCGTGGAAAGCACTCTGATGGACGCGGTCTATTCAGAGCCGAATGGAGAAACGGTTGCAGCTATAAAAGAAGCACGCGAGGCAAAGAATAAGGAAACATTTGATAGTGTGGAAAGCTTGATGGAGGAATTGATGAAGTGAAAAAGAAACTGCACCCGACGAGCCAATTCAAAAGGGACTTTAAGCGTATTCAGAAATTTCCCCAAAAGGTGGTGGCTTTTGAAAGAATAGCCAATCTGCTTATCAATGACCTACCAATCCCCAAAGAACATAAGCCTCATTTGTTGAAGGGACAGTATAAAGGTTGTATGGAGTGTCATATTGAGGATGATTTTCTTCTTATATGGATTGATGGGGAAATAATAGACTTGCTTAGAATCGGAAGTCATTCCGAATTGTTCTGAACAGAGCTATGTTAAGAGATGATTTTATGTACTATTAACAAGTAAACAGGATGGATATAGGGAATCTCTTCAAAATTGATTATTGGTGGAAGTTAGTTCTGCTTGGCGGCATCTTATTGTCTGCTTCTTCTATGATGTTTGATATACAGTTTATAGAAAGAAGATATGTGTTAGGATTAGGATTGGGAATGTTTCTTATTGGTTTGGGGTTTTGGATGGCTAAAAAGGTTATGCATCAAAAAGATTTTGGAGGGTATTATTATTGGGAAATATTTGAGCATAATTGGGTTACAAAACTAATTATCGGAAGTGGAATTGTCATATCTATATACTTCCTTATAAGAATACTTATAATATTAATGATATAATTATAAGTAAGTTTTCTTCTAAGATTTTAGCCCCAATTTGGGGCATTTTTGTACACTAAAAAAGGCAGTGAACACTAAATTCCACTGCCTTCATATTGCCTCCGAAGAGGGCTTGCGTAAACAAATGCCAAATTTAAAGTTGCACCGCCAGCATTTCTCTCCCTGCCCTATGTATGGCTTCCTCTATTCGTGATTTCTGTGATTCGGAAGCAAAGGCTATGCGTTGTTTGTACTGGCGCATCAAAGACGGATTGATACCTGCATACTTCGCGAAAGTAGATACGCTTATAAACTTGAAATTATCAAAGAATGAAGCTATATCATACTTGTAATCAAACTCTACATCCTTCAATGCTTCTGGCACCTCATTGCCTTGCTCTTTAAGCATGGCGACATAATCATCAATACATTCATGTAATGAACGTTTCGCTTCATCAACGCTTTTGCCTTGACCGTTCAAACTGAAACCGTCAAATTCGGGGACATAAACACTGATTGTCTTGTCATCCCACATTTCAACAATGGCAGTAACTTTCATATTTCTTGTTATTTAGAGTTTAGGGTAAACAAATGTGCGGGTCATTTAAGACCCGCATCTTTCATCATGCTGTTCAGAGTGCCGCCTTTTATTTCTTGAGAGCCATGCCTGCCCACACGGAAATACTTCCCGGTTTTAGGGCTGTACCACACATCGTGTTCTTTGCCGTGGCTCACAAAATAGCAGCCTATCTTTGCAGCCTTCTTCAAGAACTCTGTTGTTTTCATGAATCAAAGAGCATTTGTTTACGGTGCAAATATAACATATTTGTTATAAATATGCAAGGATTGGTGCCCCAAAAAATTATTATTCTTGTATTGGAATAGGTATTTTATGTGCTTAAAACAAGAAATAACGAACCTTTTATAAAAGGTTCGTTCTGGAAGTCCTGAAAATTAGGGCTTCTTTTTTTTATCTCCGAAATTTGTGTTCATGGATATAAAGGACATAAAAGGAGACATAATATATTCAACCTCTGTCAACGGGGGAAGCAAGCGGAAATATACGCTGATGGGCGAAGACTATATGACACTCGTTTTCAGCGTCAATTCTCCCATCACCTTCCATCTGGGTGATTATGTGGAGGATTCACGTTTCGGTCTGTTCGAACTTGTAAGCCTTTACAATCCTATTTACAACACTGCTACTGGCGCATATGACTATGAGCTTCGACTTGACGCATATTACTGGAAATGGAAGAACAAGGTATTCAAGTTTACCCCGGAAGTAGGGGGGCAGGAGGCATCATGGAACCTGACCGCCACTCTTGATGTACATATGGGCATTTTCCTGCGTAATCTTGCCGCTTTGGGATATACATACAAGGGAGAGGCTTTTGAGTTCTCCATAGCCCCTACAGTAGAGAAATCCGCGAAGCTTGTAAGTTACGACAACACTAATATGATAGACGCCCTTTCTGCTATGGCAGAAACCTGGGATTGCGAATGGTGGGTAACTGACAAGACCATCAACTTCGGAAGATGTGAATACGGCACTCCGGTTGACTTTGAGATAGGGGACAATGTGGTGGAGATGACAAGCTCTGAGAGCAAGAGTACATACGCTACCCGTATCTATGCTTTCGGCTCTACCCGTAACATTCCGTCAAACTATCGTCCAGTGGATGAAAGCATCGTGGTTAATGGAGTTGTACAAAAGCGTCTCATGCTTCCCGAAGGAACTCCGTACATAGACGCATATCCTGACATGTCCACAGAGGAAGCTGTAGAGCAGGTGGTTGTGTTTGACGATATATATCCTCGTACTGACGGTCATATATCAAAGGTCATCACCTATACAGACACAGTGAATAATGAGGATGGAACTCAGACCACCGAAACTTTCTACCAATTTACCGATACCGGAATAACATTTTCAAAGGACTACATTCTTGAGGGTGAGGAATTGCATATAATCTTCCAGTCCGGCTCTTTGAACGGTATGGATTTCGGAGTGACTTTTAATCCGATGGGAGACCCGGAAAAGAATGAGGACGGTTCATGGAATCCGAAAGCCCAGCTTTGGGAGATTGTCGCTAATGAGGATTATGGTCGCAAATTACCTGATGATGTCTTAAAACCCAAAGAGGGGGATACTTATATATTATATGGGTGGGACAGCTCCAAAATTGCGGATTTGGGGCTTGTGTCGGCCGCGGAACAAGAGCTTAAGGATAAGGCTGAAGAGTACGTTGCCAAGTCCAGGATAGACCCCAATACATATTCCTGCACAATGATGTCGGACTATATGTATGGGCTGGATGAGGGAGGCAATCAGAACCCGGATTATGCAAAGCATTTTGATGTAGGAGATAAGGTTAATTTAGTCAATTCCGCATTCTTTGAAAGCGGAAACCGTCAGTCCAGAATCATAGGATACGAATGCAATCTTGATAAGCCGTATGACAGCCCGGTATATACGGTAGGCGAAACGGCGTCCTACTCTCGAATAGGGGAGCTGGAAGAGCAAATAGAGAATATTACCTTGAAGGGACAGACATACACCGGTGGAGGTGGAAGTGGCATATATGTTATCGGAACGAATGACACTACATCCCCTACAAACAGAAATGTGTATTCGGCTTTGCGTGTTCTGCAATCATTCCTCAGCAAGGCCACCAACGACCGCACCCCCTTCAAGCTGGAAGTCGGCGACAAGCTGACCGCGGAGAAGGGATTGCAGATAAGCAAGAACTTCGTTTCCGGCATTATCGGAGGAAGCGGCGGCTACATCTATCTGGACGAGAACGGGAAGGTTGTCATCGAGACGGACAAGGCTGTATTCCGTGAGGAGATGATAACTCCAAAAATAACCTTCAACTGTATAGACGTTATATCGGGAGACAAGGCAAACACGTTCGCCTACGGAACGATAAAGACTGTGGATACAGAGAACCGCATCGCCACCCTTGACCTTCTGGAAGGCCAATACGGTACGCTTCATGTGAGTGACATATGCAGGGGTATCTTCCATAACATAGGTGGAAGTAACACCGACAAAGATACGATTGGCGCGAACGGTTTCATAGAGTATTCCGGTTTCGCCACATCCTACTTTACTCCGGCCAATATACTGGAGAACGAGGCAGGAATCATGAAGTTCGAGTATGAGCTTCAGGTGGGTACGTCCGTTCATCCGATGCCGGGCATGAACTTCTTCGCATACGGCAATTTCGAAGACAAGGACCGCCAGGCTATCACCTACGAAAACCGTTACTATACACGCCGTCTGGCTCACGTCAACACTTGGGTGATAGACCCCGAGGTTAACGTCATGATGCAGACCGGTGACCTTAGTGGTCTTTCCATCGGCGGCATGGACTTCTCCGGTTATTCGTTCTACGGCAAGAATGTGTACATCTCCGGCACGATAGAGCGCCTGAAGCCCAACGGCACCCCGGCCAAGGACTTGAGCTATGAGGGCGCTTGGGAATCCGGCAGAAAGTATGACTACTACGACAGCGTGACCCATGACGGAAGCACATGGGCCTGCATGAACAAGGACGGTTCGTCAGCCGAGCCGGGCACGAACAATGACTGGCAGAAGATTGCCTCCAAGGGCGACAAGGGTGACCCCGGAGAATCGGCAGTGTTCGCAGACCTCACCAACCAGATGGACAACGTCGCCCTTACCAATGACGGCAAGGTTTATCAGGACACGTCGATAAGCACAGTTGTATGGATGAGCTACGGCAGTAAGAAGATGACCCTTACCGGCATAACCTGCACGCTCCCTGCCAACGTCACCGAGACGCACGACGTTTCCACCGGAGAGATAACTTTCAGTGTCAAGCAGGGCGTGGCTCTGGACGGCAGGAACCCGATACCCGTCGCGTTGACCGCCACTTACAACGGCAAAACCTACACCGGGCAGCTCACGTTTACCATGGCAGGTGTCAAGGGTGGCGCCGATGCCGTTCTGTACCGGCTTGTCCCGAGCGTATCTGCCGTGATAAAGGATGCCAATGGTAATCTCAATGTAACATCCGTATCGTGTACACGGTTGAAGTCTTCGGTTTCCGGAGGCACGGCCGAGACCGGGACGGGCGAACTTAAATACTCCCTTGACGGTGGAGCCGAAGTCTCAATCGGGAACAATGCCGGAGTACCGGTATCAAGCTTCCAGAAGAGCATCAAGTTCATATTCTACGTGGACGGGAAGGAGGTCGATGTGGAGACGATACCTCTTGTTACGGACGGCAAGGACGGACAGAGCGTGTCTTCACTCGGCAGATGGCATACCGGGCTTATCGTGCCCAAACTGGGAATCGTCACGATGGGAGGAAGCACCTTCTGCGCGAAGAAGGAGACCGCCAACCCACCGTTATGGACTACTACGACAAATGACGGCAGGCGCATTACCCAGACGCAGGACGGAGGAAGGACTTACGGCTATATTCTGTCCGGTGAATCAAATACGGAGGAATACGACCTGCTTGTCCAGAGCGGAAAGGACGGAAGCGACGGTACCGATTACGAAAGAGTGTTTATCCATACCACGGAGGAAAACCGCCCTTCCACTCCGGCAACCTCACAGACGGATGATTATATCCCTTCCGGCTGGCATGATGACCCCATTGGCGTTTCCGAATCCCTGCCTTTTGAATGGATAAGCGAGAGGAAGAAGAGAAACGGCATATGGAGTAATTTCAGCACACCTGCTCTCTGGGCTAAATATGGATTTGATGGCATTGATGGCGCAGAAGGTGTGGCTGGTACGAGTATTGTATGGAAAGGTGATTTCTCGTCTGCTCCTTCCTCTCCTCAGAACGGTTGGGCGTACAAGAATACGACCGACAAGAAGTCGTATGTATATCAAGACGGCCAGTGGTATCAAATGACCATTGACGGAATTGACGGAAAGAACGGAAAGGACGGACTGAGCATCGTATGGAAAGGCGACCTTCAGTCTCCACCTTCCAATCCTCAAATCAACTGGGCATATAGGGACACCAATAACGGTCGTGTATACATATGGAACGGGACAGCATGGTCGTTGATGGTCGTTGACGGCTCGGACGGTGCTGACGGTGCAGCCGGCTCGAACGGATTGAGCGTGTTCATAACTTACAATGACAGCACTTCCCAGCCTTCTGTTCCTACGGGAAACGGTACTACCGGAGGCTGGCATACGAATGCTACAAGTGGAGCTATATGGATGTCGCAGAAGGTTGCTTCATCCGCAAGTGATGGGACATGGGGCACGCCAATTAAAATCAAAGGCGATAAGGGCGAGAGCATAACCGCTATGGGCAGATGGTATACCGGGCTTATCGTGCCGAAGCAGGGTGTAGTTACCATGGGCGGCTCATCATACATAGCCAAGAAGGAGACCACCAATCCACCACTGTGGACTGTTACAACAAGTTCCGGTCAGCGAATCAAGCAGACCCAGGACGGTGGCAAGACATACGGGTACATACTTTCCGGTGAGATGAATTCCGCGGAGTATGATTTGCTTGCTTCAAAGGGAGAAGACGGGAAACCTGGTGCTGACGGGAAACCCGGAGCTGATGGCAAGCCTGGGGAAAAAGGAGAGCAGGGCATCCAAGGCTGCATCATCCGGCATTCCGAATGGGCTGTCGGAGTAGTTTATCGTAACGACGAAGCCCTGACAAGCGGCACACGTTATGTGGATATTGCCATGATAAGGAACAATGCCGCAATCGACGGATGGGATGTCTACAAATGCAACACTACCCATACAAGCTCGGAAAGCAACAAGCCGGGAGTGTCATCGTCCACATGGACCAAGTTAAGCGGTGTAGGTCCTATCTACACATCCCTCATCATCGCGAAGAATGGTAGCATTGACTTCTTCCAGGGAAATCAGTTCCTCATTAAGAAGGATGACGGTACGGTAACGGCCGGGCTGTCCGGTTCCATTGCTGGTAGCAAGGTGCGTATCTGGGCTGGAGCACACGAGCCTGACGACGCTCCGTTCCGGGTGCTGGAAAGTGGCAGGATGATAGCTACCGATGTCGATTTGACTGGAACTATCAATGCTATAAGCGGTACGTTCAGAAATGTCTCCTCTCCCAATGGGTCATTCAAGATAAAGGAGAATGGGGATGTGGAATTGGTCGGTAAGATTTCCACTTCGTTGAATGGCACTCGCATTGAACTGGACCCAAGTTCCAACAGCATCAAGATGTATAACCAAGATAATAATGAAGTAGGGAATATATCTTTCATTACCGAATCTATCGGAGGGGTTACTAATTATTACCCTCGATTAATGCTCAGAAGGTATTCTGGAAATAAAGAGGTCGGGAGACTTGATATGTCAGGTACATCCGTGAATGGTTATTCAACGGTTGGAACCGACGCACTAAGCTTTACATTGGGACCTATCGGGTTAGTTTTCTCTGTTAACGGGCAAGTAACTAATTCATATCCAAACAAATAATTGATTATGAAGAAGATTAATTTTGAAAGATTCGAGATTTACACGAATGTGACCATGCAGAACTGCATAACAAGGGACATTCGGGAGGATTTTGCCGATACAATCATGCAGAACCTCAATAGGGCGCGTGGATATGCGCTTATGATGAAGGTGTTCCAAAGCAATGGAGAGACGGAGTTCTCTGACGAGGAAATAGCTCTGATTAAATTCATTGCGGACAATTACGGAAACATCTCCTTGTCAATGTCCATAGACAAAAATATAAAAGATTTGAATGATAATGAAACAAGAAAGGAGGAACAACAATGATTTTGCAGGCAGACGGAGGGCACTACCTTACACAGAGTGAGGATGTGCCCATAGATGAAAGGGTGTTCGGGAGTACCGCGTATATCAGCGACCCTTCGGAGGCTTCTAAATATCGCCAGGTATCTGAAGCCGAAAAGGAACGCATGCTCAATGCCGGAACGATATTGGACCCGTCCGACTTGTCGGATGAGTATCTGGACAAGGTGGACACGTTACATGAGATTATTAAGGAGAACATCAACACCGCAGGCTTGACAGTTGAGCAGAGCCTTAAGCATAAGGAGTATTTCCCCAAGTGGGATGACCTAATTGGCAAGACTAAGCCAATCGGATTCATGTTCTCCTACAAAGACACTTTGTATGAGGTAATTCAAGAGCATGAATTTGCCGAACAGTGGGTACCGGGTATAGGAACAGAATCCCTCTACAAGGTTGCCCAGATTGAAGCCTCCGGCACGAAGGAGGACCCGATAGCGTGGAAGCAGGGAATGGAGCTGTTCAACGGCAAGTATTACACCGACAAGGATGTGCTTTACTTGTGCATCCGTGACAGCGGTATGGGCTTGTCGTTTGACCTTGCCGACCTGGTGTCCGGTGGTTTTGTGGAAGTGGTCGAGGAAGTGGTCGAGGAATCTTCCGAAGGCACTGTTCTATAACAAGGAAACTTGTTCTTTTTTCGGCCTTCCCGATGCCGTTAATTCGGGAATTTATTTAAACAAAAACGAGTTAATTATTTAAATGTTAAATTAGGGTATCATGTTTTTAAAGCGGATGCCCCTTAAATGTGTTAAGTATGGCAGAGAAGCAGGATATTAGAGAAGAGCAAATGACTGTAACCAACAGTGTGGATTATCTGCGAGGCTTGAAAGGAAATAACAGCGTGTTGATTAGCGTATTAGATGCTATATCGAATAAGGCAATTGTTAATAAAGGACATGTTAAGACTGACGTCCTTAATATCGTCGGGAATTATGTTGCATATTCAACATCAGATATTGATGGCAGTGGAATAGATGGTTGTCTTATCTCGATAAATCCGACCGGGCTTGAAGGTGCACAGATTAAAGTTGCATATAATATGAGCATAATTAAAGTTAGAGCTGCCTATAATGTCGATGGAGCAGCGAAATGGTCAGATTGGAAGTCAATAACTATTACTTGAACTAACTATTTATTTCCTCCTTTCGCTTTTCTGCCATACTCTTTGCCCCTTAAATGTGAGAATATTATGGCAGATGATATTAGAGAGAATGCAATGAGTGGTGGTACTCCGGCACGGCTGCGTGGACTAGACGCAAATGGCAATAGCATCAGTCCGACATTGACAGAAGTAATGAACGCAATGGGAATATATACCTATAGCTTCACGTTGGCGGCAGGCGAAGAAAAAGACCTTGGTAACTTGGGAAGCGGAATGTATTTAGTTGCATCTCCCAACAATGCAACAACTGCTATATTCGCTTGCGGTTCTTATTTAAATGGTTTTGTGTCAGATGCTGGTAGAAACCTTTATTGTGATTATGCAGATGGGACTAAATCTATTGTTTTCGGTCGAAAAATGACCAATGGCAATTTCTTCCTTAAAAACAACAGTAACGATATGGTAGCCTTGTATCTTAAAAGGATTAGCTATATCTAAAGTAAAAATCATTGTTTAATTGTAGCCCCAACTTGTTTCATGTTTTTTTCTCGCCATAGTTCTTGCCCCTTAAATGTAAGGAAGATATGGCAGAGAAGCAGGATATAGCAATGAACCAGTTTCCGGTAGTCACAAGTATGAAGTATGTGTATGGGGAAAAAACAGATAGTGGGCAAGCTAAGATGGAGCTTCCCTCATTAAGTGCATTACTGTCTATTAAGGGAATTGGAATCACATCTTTAAACGATTTGAATGAAGCATACAAGGTTTTAAATGAAGGTTTAAGTGTTGTTTATATAGGAAAGACAGAAAATTCACCGATAGAATATGGTGTTTGTATTCATGTGCAGCGTTCATCTAAAGGAGATACCAGTGGTAGCCAATTTATCTTTCAGATGGTAAGCGGAAGGCTCACGTATATCAGAGAAGGCTATAGCAATGGGGATGCCATCCTTTATACTAATTGGAGGCAAATATAAATTACCTATAATAAAGCAATTTATTCATTCTACTTTTTCTGCCTTATCTTCTGCCCCTTAAATGTAATAGATTATGGCAGAGAAGCAAGATATAGCGATGAACCAGTTCCAAGTGGTGACGGATGTAGAATACATCTATGGAGAAACAGCGAATGGCAGCCAGGGGAAGATTAAGAAGAGTGATTTATTCGCAAGAGTTTTTGCATATAAAGGACTTCTGAGAGAAGATAAAGACCTTAATACTATTTCGGAAAATGGAATATATTATTCTGCTAATGCGTTGAATTCGCCAGAAAGAGTAACTGGGTTATTGTTGCATTACATGGAAACAGATATGGCTTCCCAAATTCTAATAAATTCACGAACTGGGGAGTTATATACTCGTTCACAAGTATATAATACGGGAAATTGGGACAATTGGACCGAATGGAAGTCAATAACTCTTACCTAATCTGATAATAATATTTATTACCCGTTCTGACCGATATGGCCGGAACGGGTAAGAGATTGGATAAGAAATGAAAGAGGCAAATTATACCACCAAATTAGGTAAGTGAAATTGACCTCCATTTAGACCAGGTAGAATAAGAAGCATCATTCCCCCTCAATACAAATCGTACTTTCAAAGCAATAGCAGCAGAGTCTTCTTCATAATTGCTATCATATCCTATTTGCATAACTGATGGCGGTGCGGCAAATACTCCCAGAAACGTTATCCCTACAGCTTTAGCAGTAGGGTTACTACCGACATAATATATCCCATTGTTTTTTAATTCATTAATATCTCCATTCGGATAGTTTAAATTTCCACTTAGAACAGAGGAAAGCAAATCGCTCTTCTTAATCTTCCCCTGGCTGCCATTCGCTGTTTCTCCATAGATGTATTCTACATCCGTCACCACTTGGAACTGGTTCATCGCTATATCTTGCTTCTCTGCCATAATCTTACATTTAAGGGGCAGAAGATGTCTCCAGAAATGAGGGTACAATAAAATCGTCAAATCAAGTAGATTTTACAGACTTCCATTCTTCCCAAGTTTCTCCTTTATTTGTAGATTGCCTTACCCAGAGAATGCCATCAAGTCCCCAATATTCTTGTAGAATATATTCCTCATAAACGGAGCATCGTAAACATCCATAGTTACTTCCTGCAACTGGGCCATTAAGGTGAATATTTGATATTCTAATGCGAGCATTACGATTAATAGTATTTAAATCATATTTGTTTGTATATCCTCTTAACGGGAAATCATCTTTAGAATACAAACCGTTTTTATCGGTTGTTACTACTGGCATCGCAGCTCTAATAACCTCCACCAAATCGCTTTTCTTAATCTTCACCTGCGAACCGTTAGATGATTCTGCGTATATATATGCCGCATCTGTAGCTTGAGCAAAGCTGTTCATTTTAATATCATCACCTGCCATAATATTCTCACATTTAAGGGGCATCACCTATACACCACTTCCACCCCCATTCTCTTCAAGTGTGCATCCAGTGTTTTTATATTACAATTAAAGTATCGGGAGATAAAGACCTTGCTTTTCCCTTGCTTTAGCAATTTTATGATTTCTTTTTCGTGGGGGAAAAGCAAATGATGATGGTGCCGAATAGACTTGAGATTCTCCTTGTTCTCCTCAAGTATGGCAGGCTTGTCTACATCAACAACAATGCCTTTTTCTCGAAGTGTGTCAGCTTCCATCAATTGGTGGCGATATTGGTAAGCGGCTGCTTGGTATTCCACATGTGGTGCGCGGTCGGTTTGGATTCTTTTCTTGATGATGACTTTTCGCTTCTTTCTTTTTTGAGGAACGATTCTTTTTTCTGTGGGGATGTCCTTGGGCTTTCGTGGACGCGGAGTATAGTTCCTAACTATCAGTCCTTCTCTTTCGAGATGCTTGTCAAGGGTGCTGTACTGGCACTTGACTTTCCGGCAGATGGCTGCTTTGCTGTATCCATATTCGACCATAGTGCGTATAAGTTCTTTGTGTTTGTCGAGCTTGTGCCAGGAGTTTGTCCCTCCGGTTTTCCTTCCGAGTTTCATTCCAAGCGATTTTTTCCTTGCCAACGCTTCTTTCGTGCGTTGTGAGATAAGGCTGCGTTCTATTTCACTCGCCAACGAGAACGCAAATGCAATTACGTGGCTCTGTAGGTTGTCGCAAAGTTCAAAGCCTTCCTTGACGGTAATTACTCGGATTTTCTTTTTCATAAGGCTGTCGAGAATGGACATAACCTCCAGCAACCGCCTGCCCAGTCTGGATATTTCCGAGGCTATAAGGGTGTCGTCCTTCTTCATCTTCTTTAGCAGTGTCCCGAGCTTTCTCTTGTCCACATCTTTCATCCCGCTTATCGTCTCCTCGATGTATTGGTCTACATCTATCTGCCTTTTCCTGCAATAATTCTCTATCTCGAACCGCTGGTTTTCTACTGTTTGCTTGTCTGTGCTTACCCTAATGTATGCGTAAATCATTTTTTGTTATAAAGATAGCGATTTTGCCGAAAAAACGAACCTTTTACAAAAGGTTCGTTCTGCGTCCATTGAAAGCTTCCTAATCTGTCCTTATAAGGTTAGCTTTGCATGTGAAAAAAGTTTGGATTAGTATGGTGTTTGACAGAATATTAGTATATTTGCAGTACCCGTATGAAGATGTACGGCACCGTAACTATGCACTTGGAATATCCGACATATATCAAAGCCTCTGAGCTGATGTTTTTTGCATCCGGCTCGGGGGCTTTTGTCGTTTTTGACAGACAAAATTTTGGTTAGTTTGAAAAGTTAACATTAAAGTAGGTAATATGACAGATTTAGTTTTTAAAGGTCAGAATGACCAAGTTTTAACCAATAGCCTTTTGGTGGCTGAGAAGTTCGGAAAAAGACATGCCGATGTAATAAGAAGCATTGACAATATTCTTAATACAGAGGACGAATCACTCAACGCAAAAATGCGTTTAGCTTTTGTATCAACGACTTACGAAGATGCGACCGGAAAAAGTAATCCGGCTTATATCATGAATCAAAAAGGTTTCTCTATTTTGGTAATGGGGTGGAATGGCATAAAGGCTTTGAAATTCAAGAATGAGTTTTATGACGCTTTTGAAGCAATGGAGCGAGCATTGAAAGGAATTACAACTCCTCAAACATATGCGGAAGCGTTACGCCGGCTTGCGGATGAAGTGGAGGAGAAAGAAAGAACAAAGGCTCTTCTTGAACAGAAGACCGAGCAGCTTGATGAATCCAAGGAGTGGTACAGTATCAAGCGTTGGGCGAAGGAGCATAATATGAACTGGCGTTCCATCAACTGGCGAAAGATGAAAGCGCTGTCCTATGGACTGGGATATGAGATAAAGAAGATATTTGACGCCAACTACGGACGGGTGAATATCTATCATGTCAATGTGTTTAAAACCTACTTCCAGTGAAAGACAATATAATAACCCAGAGCATCCCCGGAGGCTTCTCCGTAATAGCGAGCGGATTTATAATGGAATCCCTCGAACACATGATACCTTGGCTTATAGTCTCGTTTTCAGTAGTCGTGTGTGACTTGGCTTTCGGAATAAGGAAAAGTCTGCTTATGAAAGAAGAGGTGCGGTTTTCCAGTGCCATACGCAGGACGATGGGAAAGATGGTGACGTACTTCGCATTTGTATGTATGGTCGTTATGATAAACATCGCTTCTGGCAGCAAATGGAATATAGATGTGTATTCATGCCTGCTTGTTTGTTTCATTGAGTTCTGCTCGATTATCAGTAATATCCTTACGCCGAAAGGCTACAGCTTCAACATGCTAAAGGCGCTGGGGCTGTTCGGGAAAAAGATGCTTGATGTTGACAAGGAGGAGATGAGTGAAATAATAACTAAAGATAAGGAGGAAAACAAAAATGGCTGATGTGAATAAGCTTGCACCGTTCATTATCAAATGGGAGGGCGGTTTCGTGAATGAACCCGACGATTTGGGCGGTGCTACGAACATGGGGGTTACTATCGGAACCTATGAGGCATATTGCCGAAAGAAAGGATACCCCAAGCCTACAATTGAAAGATTGAAAAATCTCACTAAAGAGGAATGGACGGAAATTTTGAAAACTATGTACTGGGACAGATGGAAGGCAGATTTGATAACAAGCCAATCCGTGGCGAATATCCTTGTCGATTGGGTGTGGGCATCCGGTGCGCATGGCGTCAAAATTCCCCAAAGATTGCTTGGTGTGGCCGTGGATGGAATAGTAGGCCCCAAGACCATTGCGGCAGTGAATGCCAGGAACCCTCGTGAGTTGTTCGACATGATTAAGATTGCCCGGTTCGACTTCATCGAGGATATATGCAGGAAACGCCCGGCAAACAACAAGTTCAAACGGGGATGGATGAACCGCATTAACGATTTAAAGTTTGAGTCATGAAAAGGTTCATTGAACATATGCGTTTGTCGGAGTTCAGAAGGCTTTCTTTCTGGCTTGTTGTCGGCTTGTCCGCTATGCTGTGGAGCATATTGCTTTCATCGTGTGGAAACATAAGATATGTCCCGGTGGAAACGGTGCGTACAGACAGCGTGTATAATACCGTTTACCGGCGTGACAGCATATATATGCGTGACAGCGTATATGTACTTGACAAGGGGGATACCGTCTATCAATTCAGGTATAAATATCTGTTTGTGGATAAAGTCAAGCATGATACGCTTTATATCGAAAGGACAGACAGCATTCAGGTCCCTTATCCGGTTGAGAAGGAGTTGACCCGATGGCAGTCCTTCAAGCAGGAAGTGGGAGGTTTCGCTATTGCTACCATAGTAGTGGTACTACTGATAGTTTTTGGGAAAATGGTTTATAAACTTAAGAAAGGAGGCTGACATGACTTAGCGTTAATCATCCGGGCGAGTAGAAACGCCCATAGGAAAAAACTTATCGTAAAATGCGCTCTTTTCGGGGCTTAGAGTAAAAAGAAAGCCCCCAACGCTCAAATAATTATTGCCACATAAAAATTTGAAAAAGCATAAGATACCGCACGTTGGAGGCTTAATATCTTCAACACGGTATCTTGTGCTTTGTTCATGTATATATCAAGTTTTATGTGGCAGGGCAAAGATACGGATAAAAATCTGAAAAATCATGTGCAAGTCAGAAATCTTTGCCGAAACAATCAATCTCGTATCACAAGAAACCGAAATTCCGGCAGAACGTATCTTGTCTCCGGACAAGGACGCGGAAACGGTGGATGCCCGTTATCTCCTTGTATCTCTCCTTGCCGATAGGGGCATGTACCCTTCACAGATAGCAGTTCATATCCACAAGACCAAACGTGCGGTGAACTACATGATTTCCAATTTCCGTGAGCGCATGGAAGGTGGGAAAATGTTGAGAATATATTGGGAAAACATTAGGAAATCGTTGGGAAACAACTGATTTCCATACCGGTATTAAGTATATACTTTTGTAAACGGTCATATGACCGGAACTAATTGTATATATTATGAGCGAAACAAAGACTTATGTGTTCCCGGAAAGCGGGAACAATGGTGGCGGCGGCATGATGGCAATGCTTGCACCGCTTCTGCAACAGAAGGGCATAGACCCGAATTTGCTTGTAGCCATGAACGGTCGCAACAACAGTGGTTTTGGCGGGGAGGGTTCATGGTTCATCTGGGTAATCTTCTTGTTCTTCCTCATGGGTTGGGGCAACAACGGATGGGGTAACGGTGGATTCGGTGGCGGCAACGGAGCGGCAGGAATCCCCAATCTGATTAACAATGACGCAGGAAGGGAATTGCTTATGAGTGCTATCCAAGGGAACGGCCAGGCCATCAACAATCTGGCCACAAATCTGAACTGTTCAATCGGTCAGGTCCAGAGTGCCATCAATGGCGTAATGTCACAAGTCCAGCAAGTGGGCAACCAGGTGGGACAGAGTTCAATGCAGATTATCAATGCCATCCAACAAGGCAACTGCAGCATTGCCCAGCAAATTGCTTCTTGTTGCTGCGAAAACCGCTTGGCTATTTGCCAACAGACTAACACATTGCAGAATGCAATTAACGGTGTTGCTACCGGGCAGGAGAGAGGCTTTGCATCCGTGGCTTACGAAACTCAACGTCAAACCTGTGATTTGCAGAATTCCATCAAGGACAGCACACAGCAGATTCTTGCCGGACAGCGTGCTGCCGAGATGCGTGAGATGCAGAACAAGATTGACAAGCTTCGTGAAGAGAACAGCGCCTACAAGAGTTCAGCGATGACTTCCCAAATTGTGGGCCAGGCTACCGCGCCTCTTGGAGCGGCCCTTACAGATTTGAGCGCACGTCTTGCAAAGATTGAATGCAAGCAGCCGGAGACTGTGACAGTGCCTTACAGCCCTATTGCAGCGGTCCCCAATTGTGTCGCATACCAATACGGCTTGTACGGCGGTTTCAATCCTTACGCTGCCGGTAATGGTTTCTGGGGTTAATTGAGGAAGGAGGCTATTATGGCAGTATATCCTTTCCAATTTGTTAATCGCAGGGGTTCTGCGGCTATATCAACCTCGGGTGTGACGGTCAATACTGCTAATGTGGTGTTTTCCTTTCCCAACCATGCCTTTGTAAACGCGTGGTACAGAGGGACGATATATGTCGACATCGCCCAAGCGGTACCTGCCGGAACAACCGGCACGCTTCCCGTTCTGTTCGAGACCAATGGTGCCACCCAGGCGGTCACCAAATATAACGGAGAGGCGTTGACCGCGGCAGACATTCCCGGTACCGGAGTGTATGAATTCTGGTTTGACCGTGCAGCCAACACGTTGCAGATTATGACCGGAGTGGTTTAAAAACAACAACGGGCGGGAGCAATCCCGCTCCTTAAAGAGTTAATTGATTATGCCTTTTCAGAATTTAAGAGTAAACAGCGAGTTCTTTGTCCTTCATAAGGACGGTACTCCGTATATTGAGGTCGGTTCCGTTGTCGGTGTGTCAAATCCCGTCCCGGAGTTCATGCAACAACCCATCCCTTATGGCCAGCCCCCGAAAATGGTGGTTGACATAACAATCAAGGTCGGAGAGCAGACAGTCACTTTCCAGAAGATACCGGCAATGTCGGACATCGCCGACGCGAATTTTCCCGGAGGCGGCAACATGGTCATATCCGGTTCAAGGGAATCCATGAATGCGGAAGTGGCTGCCATGCGAAACCGTTCTTCCGAGATATTGGGAAGCGTGGACCATCACCGCTCGGTCATGGAGTCATGCGACAAGATGCTTCAGGTGCTTAACCCGGAGTTTGCGGAACGTCAGCGCCAGGATGCGGAGAACAAGGCTCTCCGTCAGGAATTGAGTGAGTTGAAGGCAATGATGGCTGATTTCTTCAAGTCTTCTGAAAAGGCGTCTGGTAGTAACAATTCTAAAAAGCAATAGTATGATGATGATTGAAATTTCCGAAAGCAAGGTCGAGAAAATGTCCGACTATGCGGAAAAGATGCTTCGCTACGGCGGCAAGCTCATGCAGTGCATAGAGGAGCTTTCCGAAGGCGAGGGTATGGGCGAACGCCGGGATGATGACCGTTATTATGACGAAGAACGTTATTATGACGAGGAAAGCATGGGTGAACGCGGTGGCTATGGCCGTGGAGGCAGCGGCATGGGACAAAGACGTGGAGTTCGTGGAACCGGGCGTTATTCCCGTTACCGTTAAGTGTAACTTTGGGGAGTGGCATTTGCGGCTCCCCTACAATAATTGATATGTCATGAGATACAGAGAACCGTTGGATATAAGAGATAAAAGACCAGAAGAAATGGAGGCGTATCTGAGCAACTTCGGATGGCACTTCAATAAGAAGATGTGCGATTTTGCCGTTTCTTTAATGAAAAAGATAAATCCTGCTACCGGTAAAAAAGAACGGATAGAACCTATTTCAAAAGAGAAGGTAGAAGAACTTCTTACAAAATATGGCATGAAATTGGACAACAATTCACTTTACGATTTTGTGTACGTGGCCAATATGGGGAAAGCGGATTTTTTTAAATCTTCTATTCCGGACGAGCAACATCTTGCCGTATATGTCAAGGATGTGATTGATGATCCGGATGCTCCGGACGGCACCACAATGCGACGGTGGTACGCAACCATGATTGCTGCCGGTGAACCTATAGAATGGGATGAAATGATATAATCCATGATACGTCAGAGATTCGTTATAGAGAAGTACCATTGGAATGTTTCCGTATATTATGCCGTTGACTCATACTATATTGACGAGATAATCGACAACATGTATTCCATCGGATGTGACGGGGAAATGCTCCGCACAGCCTATGACAACATGAGCTCCGGGAAAATGAATACCGGAGTTACATATTCCAATTTTCGGGATAGGAAAACGGTGATGGTTATAGCCATAACCTCCTCCGCAAAGGAGTTTGAGAAGTCCTGGCGTCATGAGTGCGGTCATCTGGCTACCCATATCTGCCAGGCGCTTGACATGACTCCGTATGGAGAAGAAATCCAGTATATCGGGGATGATATAGTAGAAAAGACGTGGGAGTATGCCCACCCGTTGCTGTGTGAGTGCAACTGCTGCAAGCATAAGGTGAGGGAAATGCTGTAGTATCCTCTTCGTAATCGTTCTTTGACTTGTTGGAATTACCGCTGAAATGCGATTTTTAGACTAAATAACGCCTAAAAACGATAAAAAGAGATGTGATATGATGCAAATTCAGCAGAAAATGCCATATTTGCACCGTTAAACGATTTGCGCAATGGTATTAAAAAGTACAGACTATGCCCGACTGATTCAGTATGCAGCCCAAAAACTGCATATGGTACGTTTGAACAAGACCCAAATCAATAAAATTTTGTTCTATGTGTATGGTGTGTACTATGCGGAGACTGACCGATTATTGTTTGAGGACGATTCTCCCAAGGCATGGCCTTATGGTCCGGTATTCCCGATTGTGAATAAAAAGATAAATCCTGATGAAATTGTCACTTCCTTTCCTAAAGATGTGTTGTGCGAATTTAACAAGCATTCTAAGGCACTTGAATTGGTAAAGACCGCGGTTGACGCAATGTATAACATGAGTGCATTATCATTAACCCAATGGTCTCATCAGGAAGGTTCTCCTTGGTATGATACGCTTTACATAAAAAATAAAAATGGGGACATTGCCGGGCAAAACAAATGGAATACTCCTATTTCAAAGGAACTGATTAAGGCCTATTTCCTAAAACCTCAAAATAGGATAAAACAATGAAAGGTCCAAATGATAACTCCAGTCTTTTTGATTCTATATTCGGAACCGGAAAACCCATTAAATGGTATCATTACTTAATCCATTTAGGGCATTATATTCCATATTGGATTAAATTTTTCTTTTCAGAGCCATTCAAGGAGAAAAAGAAGGACCTTAATATTCTCGATACAGTCCAGTCCTTGTTGGAATCAGAAACAACGGACGGAAATATCAAGAAGAGTAAGGAGCTGATTCATTTACATCGCATAGTTGAAAACACGAAAGCAAGAAGGAGACTTGAAAAGTGGTCTTTGAGGGTAATTGCTGTATATCTTTTTATAGTGCTGTGTATTGTATTGGCAAGCTATGTGTCGATACCGGCAGTCAACCCGTATTTTAGTATAAGCATTCCGAATCCTATAATGATAACCATTCTTTCTACCACAACCGTTAATATAATCGGTCTCGGATTGATTGTTTTAAGGGGGCATTTCTTGGCAAATGACAAATCAAATGAAGTAAATGAAAACCATGGGTAGAAGATACATATTATATCCTTGCCACACGTTTGCCCTTCAATGATTGTGGGTATGCCCAACGCAAGGATGTTTATCCTCAATTGAGATTTCAAGGCGGTGATTCCAAAGTTTCACCGCCTTTTTTGTGTCCGGGCGGTATCCAAATTCGGACATTCAAATGTATAGTCTTATGAGAAAGAAACAGATTAGAAAGGCATTGAAGAGCGAAACTCCAGCCAACAGCATGTACGCTCTTATCCCGAAGAATAGGCGTGAGGCTTTCAGGCGTTTTGCCTCCTGCTTCGGTTTCACTGAAGATGACATAAAATCCATATTGGCTAATGAGAAGCGATGATTTGGACATATTGATTGCGCAGGCCGACGACCGTTACTATTCGGATTACTGTCGTCTTCTGCTGGTCATGCTATGGAACGCATAGAGCGTATTCTTGACTGGCTGGTGCCTATCGCTGTAATAGTGAGGGTGATATTGTTGTGTCTCTAAAGGTGATGTTTGATTAACTGCTCCTAATACTGTTCACAAAACATATAGTCTATCAATTTAAAATTCGCTTCATTGATAGGGGTAAAATCTTTTTTGATATAAAGGTCTGTAACTCTCATGGATGACTCGGTATGGCAGAGCATCTCATTTACCAGCCATTTACTTATTCCAACCTTATTTATCGCTATTGTTGCCATAGAATGCCGCGCGGAATAGAATTGCAAATTTTCAACACCAATTTCTTTCCCAATCTCTTTTAGTCCTATATTAATTGCTCGGTTAAGGTCAGCCATAGATGAGAAACGTTCGTAAAAGTTAAACATGCGTTCTTTCCCTTTGTATTTATCAATTAGAGGTTGGATTAGGGGATGTATTCGAACAACCATTTTGGCATTGTCATTCCTTCGTTCTTTTGTTTTTGTTCGGTAATAAGTAATAAATTCCCCGTCGTATTCGGTCGCATTATATAAGTCGGCAGAGTTCATTCCCATTAAACAGAAAGACAAGCGAAAACAATCCAAAGCTAAATCATGTCTGCTTGTGTGCCCTTTAACTTTTTTGTTGTCATATGGGAGACTGAATATGGCTTTTATTTCATCAACAGATAAAGCTCTTTTTTCTGCGACATTCTGCTGCTTGGGTTTAAATTTCGAAAGGCTGTGCTTTATTCTGATTATTCCGTTGTCTTCATCATTATAATACTCCTTTGCTTCTATAAACAACCGCAAAATAGAATTAGTATAAAGGGATTGTGCTCTCTTTTTATCAGAAAGGAATTCTTCATATTCTTTCATCTTTTGAACAGAAATTTCATTGCACATAATTGTTTCTCTTCCGAAGAAGTTGCAAAATGAATTGATTGCTGTGGTATAGTTCTTAATCCCTTTTATTTCAGCGTGCGATTGGCACCATTGCTTTGCAAATGATATAAAGTCTATTCCAGTTCTATTATCTTTTCTCTTTATAAAATCTACAATAGAATCTATATCCATAGAATTTAACTCGAGATTCAGTGAGGCAATCTTGTTTCTATATGCCTTTATTATTTCCTCACATTTATCAAGAATAAGCTGGTTCTTTATCTTAAAACTAGATGTAAGGTCCTTCTTTGTGACATACATGGTCGTTGATATGTACCTTATTTTTCGTTCATGTGTAAAACGAATGACGACATTCCACGTCTTATCCTCACGCTGTCTGTCTTTAAATATAGTTGCTTTAAATGTTGCCAT